ATTAGTGTTTGTTGAATTAAATCAAGTGTTTTTTTTAATTCATTACTGTTATTAGAAATATAAGTATTTTTATTTTTTTCAATAATATATTTTTTATCGTGGCGGTAATTGTCGGTATTGCGGTCAATCATCTAATATATTGTAAGATTTTTTTTTTTAAAATTGTTTTGCGTATAATATTACATAAGGCAAAAACAATAATAATTAATAAAGTATTAATGACATATGAGATAATTAATAGATTAGATGAGCTATATTCAAGCTATCTTGTATATAGAACTATAATTGTATGCGATGATAACAAAGACGATAAGTATGTCAATATACTTAGAGATAATAATTATGATAGCTATGTGTTAAAAGAGTATGACACAGCGGTAGATTATGATTCTCTGGATGTAAGGATATTTTTAATAGAAAAAAAGCATTTTATCAAGTTTATTAAGGGCTATATTGATAACAAAATTAGGGCTAATATTGATATACATAGATATGGAGCGTATTTTTATAATTCAATAATAATTCAGTTTGATAATAATGAATATGATATCGTGGAAGAAACTGAGAGAATTAAGAGAGAGTATAAAGAAATATCTAATAATTATGATATTATTATCTAATAATAATTTAGAGGATTATACTATTAGAATATTAATATGGCAGCAAAAAAGAGTTTTTTCGGAAGCGATATATTTATTATGATTTCAATAATATTATTTTTATTATTGGCAATTGCCGTTTTATTCGCATATAATAAAAATAAAATTATGGAGACTTTCATGGGCGAATCGGCTAATAAAAAATATAGAATGGAGTATTATTATATGGAAGGTTGTGGACACTGTGATGATTTTAGTAAATCCGGAGTATGGGATAAGCTTAATAGCGAATATGGTAATAAATTAGACTTTAAAAAGTATAATATGAAGGATTGCAAGGACAGATTAGATAAATATAAAATCTCTGGATATCCTACTATAATAATAGTAGATATGACAGATTCTGAGAAAAAGGAAGAAGAATACAATGATGACAGAAGATACGAGAAAATGAAGGTATTTGTAGGAAAATATGCGAATATGAATATCTGAGCATTTGTAAAATAAGTATATAAGCCTATTAATAAAACTTAATAATAATAAAGGGTATAAATAAAAAATGGGGGGCGGGTTGATGCAATTAGTTTTAAAGGGTAATATGAGCGAATATATTACCTCACAGCCTCATATTAATTATTATAAATATGTTCTCAAAAAACATACTAATTTTTCTATGGAAACTATTGTTATTACTTCTACTGGTGATAGCAATATTGGTTTTAAGCCATCAACTTCTGAGTTGCGTATTAATTTTAAAATAAAGCGTTATGCTGATTTATTATCAGGCTTGTTTTTGACATTCAAAATCCCTGATATATACTCGGACGATGTATATAAGTTCAGGTGGGTAAATAATTTGGGCTTTAATTATATTAAGGAGGCGCGACTAAAAATAGGGGTAGTTAATATAGAGACGTTATATGGAGAATGGATGAATATATGGAATGAACTCACTAGCAAAGATAACACAGAATATAATAAGTTAATAGGAAATATAGATGAATATACGGCTCCTTTCAATTTTGTTCCAAAATACAGGGTGTTAAATAACAGGCTTTATAATGTTACCTATCCTGTATCAGTTTTTACAAAAACGCCTGAAAATCCAAGTATCAAAAAGAGAAAAATACAGGTTCCTCTCAATTTCTGGTTTACTAAGAATCCTTCTCTGGCCCTTCCATTATTAAAATTAGAGAATAACGAAGTTGAATTAGATATTTATATTAATGATAATGCGTTCGAGGGATTATATCAGGTATGGAGTAATATGTTGAATACTTATGTGAGTCCGTTTATGTATAATGCAACACATAGTCCTACGATACCTATATCGATTGCTACATTTGTAAAGCCGAGCGATGTAAACTTTGATGTTAATAATGAGTTATTATGTACCTATGTATATTTAGATAGTACTGAAAGAAGCAGCTTGTTATTGAATACTAATCAAATTAATTATATTATTAACACAGTTAAGAAAACACAGGCGATAGCATTGAATGATAATCATACGCTCATAGATATAACAAATGCGAATCATCACATCAAGGAGATTATATGGATTACACGAAGGAGTGATTCTATAAGAAACTTCAATAATTATACAAATTACACAGGGTCTCATGAATATAGTGAAGGGCTTGGGATATTAGATAGAGCATCAATATTATGGAATAGAGAAATAACACGGGCTGATTATGATGCGGCTTATTATAATCAAATAGAGCCTCATAAATATCATACAAATATACCAAGAACAGGATTATACTGTTATTCATTTGCTTTATTTCCCGAAAAACAGATTAGCTCAGGCTCTTATGATAATACACAAATTACAACATCATTATCGGTGAATGTAAATCCGGAGGTAAAAGATGATAGCAAATATACATATATTACTAAATCGTATAATGATATATTAAATAGGGTCTATCAGGTCAATTTTGAAATAACTATATATGTGATGGAAATAAATGTTCTAACAGTTCTTAATGGTGGCGCTGGCTTAAAGTTCAGCTAAATCGCATCAGCTTGTATGTTATCAATTATTTTTATATTCTTTGATATAATTAAAGCATCATGGATTTATTTGTTTTAATAATAATAATTGTATTTGTATTTATAATAAAGTATTTAATAGATACTATTAACTCTCTCAATGGAGAGATAAGAGAGATAAAGGAAAAATGTATAATAGGCAGCAAGACAGTCGGAGCAGGAGATGCAAGTGATGGAGGAAAAGGTATAACATTTACAAAAAACACCGAAAAACCTTCTGATAATGTTAATAAAGAATTAATAAAAAGTCTAGTATATTTTAAGGACTACTTTGATAATAACAGCTAGGTAATTGTGTCTCGTGCAAAAGTATATAAATAGATATAAAAAATATAAGCGTTTATAATTAAATGCCGAGAAAAAGTAAAAACAGTGATGTTAAATCTACAATAGATAAGAAGAAAGGCTTAATGAATACTATTGTAAAAGATGTGGTACTTGTAGAAAACGAGGATATTATATTACAGTTGCCTATATCTGACAATGATATAAATAAAATAAGTATTACTGAAAAATTATTAGAAGCTCCTACGCCATACGAGCCTAATTGCTGTTATATAAATGAGACTAATTTTTATAATACAATTCAAGACAATTTGATTAATGAAGATAATTGCAGAGATACTAACATAGATTATAATGATAATATTATTAAATCATCAAATAATTGCTATTGGTGTTGCCATTCTATTAAAGATAGGATTTACGGGATGCCTTATAAATATAATATTACTACAAATACTTATATATTGTTTGGGAACTTTTGTTCTCTGGAATGCGCCAATGCATATAACTTCTCTTCGCATTGCGGGAGTGATAAAGTATGGGAGATAAATAGCTTGATACAAATGTTGAGCAAACATTTTGGGTGTACACGTCCCATACGTCCCGCACCTTCAAGATTTTTACTAGATATCTTTAACGGACCTATGAATATTGATGATTTTCGAAAGGGTCATCATACGAATGAAAAAACTCATCTATTAAATCTGCCACCTATGATAGCCACTACTTACAATTATGAAATTGTAAATACATCTTATCTCAAAAACATTACAGATAATATGAATAATAAAATTGAGGTAAAGAAAAACAAAAAATGATATAAGAACATTAATACAATAAATATTGTGAATTACCCAAATTGCTATTAAGAATGACGAGTCTTGATAATAAATGCTGTGTTTCTGTTGATACGACAGCTACGACAGCTACGTTGGCCAAGGCATCTGCTACCGATTATATATACTTTTCGCATTACAGAGTTTCTACCATAACTTGTAATGCAAATATTGGCGAAGATATTAATTTAAACTTGAAAATGTTGTTTGAAAATATTGTAATAATTGATAAGGATGATACAGAAGGGATTGTATGGGCGCAATATATGAAGGATGGCGAAGATTTAAATCGCGGGACATATCCTAAGAAAAGGAGAAACAGTAAGAAAAATAAAATGAAGAAGAATAGGTTTGATAACCAGGTTACTATTATATATAAGAACGAGAAATATATGCCGAATGTGAAAATATTTAAGAACGGTAATATTCAAATAACAGGAATAAAGGTTGTTGAGGATACTGTTAAAATTGTTAACCATATTATTGCGAATATCAAGAATATCTATTATGATATTAGTAAGGACATTATAAATAACCGCGATGATGATTATGAATTGAAATTGAAATATCAGAACTTTAAAATCCGAATGATTAACTCGGATTTCAAGGTTTATTGCGACAATTCTCTCGCGGTTCCATTCGGTTTAAAGAGACGTGAGATACATAATATATTTATTAGCGATCTATATAATAATAAGTGTTCATTTCAGCCCGGAATATATCAAGGGGTTAAGTTAGAATATTTCTGGAATAAATGCAATGAAAAAAAGGATGGTATTTGTTATTGCCCTAAGAAATGCTATGGAAAAGGAAAGGGAGAAAAGGTAGGAGATTGTAAAAAGGTTACTGGGGCATTATTTGAGAGCGGTAGCATCTTAATTACAGGCGGTGTATCATTTGAGCAAGTTGATGAGGTATATAAGTATATCTGTACTTTCTTGATTAAACACAGGGATACTATTAAGAAAATCCAACCAACAAACCTTGTTGTTCAAGATATTGCGACATGAACATCGTAGACTTTGTAGACTTTATCTTATATCTGTTGTATGGCAGCTGAAATTGTAGTTGACATCACCGTCAGCTGATGTATATTTTTTATATTTATCGGTATTTATGCTATTATTTCCCGGTCTATTATATGAGGGTATGTGATGGCTTGCGTAAAAATGCGAAGCATACACTGCGGCATCAGGTTCAGCAGGAGGCATTTTATAACTATTACCCCAGGGTTTTTTGTCAAATAAGACATCGCCAGTATATAACCCTGCATTTTTTGGCTGTGGAGGGACAGGAACATTATGGCTATAATCTAATTCAGCATATTCTAATTCTTTTTTCATTATTCTATATATAAAATAGATATTATTATATAAAGATAAAATTAATAATTAATTTAAAATAGTATGAGTACTGGAATAAAAAAGAGAAAGGTTGCTGATTTTGTAAAAGATGGTATGGAAACTGCTGATATACGAGCGATGGTTCAAGATATTGTATTGTATACGACAGAGAACAAGACTAAATATTCTTCTCACGATGAGCTATTGAATGAAATGAAAAAATCAATTGAGGGAATCTTATTTTTTGAAGAGAGATATCCGATGTTATATGCTATGGTTACAAAAGAGGAAGGGTTTGAATATAGTAGCCTTGAATATTTTTTAGAGATGCGAGAGAAAATTGTAAATAACCAATTAACATCAGAACAGGCGTCAAAAGTAGTAGGCCAAGTATGGTTTGATAAGTACTATAAAAAACCGGATGGCGAAAAATAGCCGATGAATCCGAAGGGGGGTGCAAAACATAATCAGTCAATTTATTTATTTTTCTTACTTTTTCCATAGATATACAATAGACTACTAATACAATACGGAAGCTTCTATATTTATATGCATATTATATTTATATATTTTCCTCTATAATTATTACAAAATACTTATGATACCAATGTATTTATTGAGACACTGAAAAATCTTTATTTTTTTCAATTCAATTTGAGTACATCTTTCTGTTTTTTCTAAAATTTCAAAAGTTTTTTAGAAATTATAAAATAAATCAAGAGATGTACTCAAATTTTAATTTTCAAATTTTAGAAAAATCTGGTAGCTTTTTAAGACATCATAATGGTAATGATAATATAACAAGTCTATAAATAACCTTCACAATTATAATAATAAATATAGGGATATAGGAATAAATTTGTTATAATTTGAGATTATTAAGATAAAAATTGACACCAAAATCTATTTAAATTATTACTATCGCAGTAAGCAAGAAAGTCAAAAGCCTAAGTCAGCTACCGAACAGCCTATCAAACTTCAAAAGCCTTTCCAAGTTTTATCCAGAAACTCTTTAAGAAGAATGTCCGCTGCCGCCGCTGCTGCTACCCAGACTATCGGAATGGCCTTCAAGGAGTATATGAAGAATATTCCCGATGATATTAATACCTCAAAGGGTTTGGACGAGCATTTCGCACAGTTCAAGAAGGATTTCAAGGAGAAGAAGAAGAATAACAAGATTGAGATTGCCGAAAAGAAGAAGGATACCAAGAAGAAGAAGAGAAACAATCTTGACGAGGATGGTAACGAGAAGCCTAAGAGGCCTCTTACCAAGTATCAGCAGTATATCAGGGACAATCAGCAAAGGATTCGCGAAGAGTTTCCTGAGCTTTCAAATACCGAAAGGTTCTCTAAGCTCGCGGAAGAGTGGAAGGCTTACAAGGCTACTCTCGATGATGCGGTTGATGCCGAAGAGGAGCCCGAAGATGAGCCTGCTGACGCCGAAGATGAGCCCACAGAAGCCGACGAGGCTGAGGAGGCTGTCGTGGAAGTAAAAGAAGAGGCTATTGTAGCAGAAGATGAGAAGCCCACTAAGCCTAAGAAGGCCAAGAAGGAGGCTAAAACTGACAAGAAGAAGAAGGATAAGGATTCTGAGTAAAATAGAAATTATATAAGATGGCGTAAGATAGGATAGGTTAGATTAGGATATATATTTTTATATTTTATTTATTGGATTTTGCTTTTGGTTTTGTTTTTTGTTTCATTAAGCCTTTATAGTCTGATATGTGATGTAATTCTCCCTTATATTTTACATATTCCTTTCGAGAATCAGGCATTTTATAGATTTTCATTTTTTTCCCAAGAATCTCTTTATATATACTTCTCTTATTTTGAGAGACATCCGGTTTTTTAGAGACTTTGTTGCTATTTAGTTTATTATTAGATTTTTTTTCATATCCACCGCGAAGACTCATATTACCTAAATCACCAGTCAATGCAGTTACATTATTTGACATAAGATCCTTTTCATATTCTTCTAAATAAGTTGCTAGGATAATCTTTAAACCATCTAAATCGCTATCTTTTCTATGTTTTTCAAAAAGTTCTTGATAACTATATCTATTTTTTTTAAGATATTCAATATAGTAATTAATTAAAAATTCTTTATATTCATAAGTAGTTTTATAATCTTCACTTAAATCCAAATCTTTTTGTATTTTTTAAACATTCCTAAGATTTCCGGCTTAATTTTTTGTATATAATCCGGTATAGAATCATCCATAATATTTCTTGTATCTATTTATATATTTATATTTTATTTGCTTAACATAGTTATTTTTGGATTTATGCTTGTAAGTGCGCGCGCTATTATAAATTTCTAAATAATTATATAGATGCTTATAGAGTTGTTTATTGGCTCAGTAATAATTGGGATTATTATTGGCTTGATAGGTATTGGTGGCGGCATATTGCTATTGCCTTTATTAGTTTATTATGATTTTTCGTTTCAGCAAGCTGTCGCGATATCTCTTTTCTTAAATACGATACCTAACGCATTGCCCGGATTATATCTATATTATCAGCATGGATTTTTAGATTTTAATGCGGCTATTATAGTAGCTGCTGGAAGTATCCTTGGAGGAATTGCAGGAGCTTATATTGGTACAAATAATTATATAGAAGACAGGACATTATATAGAATATATACGGTATTTTTAATAATTACAGCAATATATTTGTACTGCTATTATTGTTAAGAGGATATAAGAATAAGAAAACTATTTAGTTTTTTTAACATCTTTGCTTATAATTTTTTTATATTTTGCTAATGATATAAACTCCCCCTTTACTTTAACATATTCTGCACCACGTTTCCCTGTATATATTACCATTTTTCTTTTACCATTAATAAACCTCTTTTCAGATTTCTTATATTTATTACTTATTCCTCCACCATAATTGGCTGCTGCTGCTGCTGCTGCTGCTTCTTGTTGGAAATCTGCATAAGCTTGTGCATCATCTTGTTGTGTATATTTTAATAATCCAAATGATTGACTACACATACCATAATATGTTATGTTATCTGTGGAATGTAAAATAATATCGAATGTATCTTTTTTAAATGACGAGTAGTATTTTTCATACATTATACCATAGTCATCCAATGAAATATTATATTGAGGTATTGAAATTTTTCCAATTGTTCCTTTTGTATCTTGTTCAATTAATATTTTAGAATCTTTAGAAAGATCATAAAATTTTATTTCGTTAGCCTCTGTTTTTCCAACAAAGCTATGTTCCTTATCTGTTATTTTAAGATAAACATAGGATTTACTGTTGGATATACCACCACTATTCTCGGCTTTTGATATATCCAAATCGATATGATATGTCATTTGTCCACTTTCTTTATTTTCTACTTTGCTAAAGCTCGGTAATAATCCGGCTGGTTGATGAGCGAATATATGATATATTTTTTTATATTTATTAAATCTACAGTCTAAAATAATCGGCGTTTCTCTGTATTTTAACGGTCCCTTATTAGTTAAAGAATCTGATCCAACAATGGGCGAAAGCTGTGATATTATAGTTTTTTGTTTTTCATCTATTATATGTTTACTACATTCATTCAAACAAGAACCTGTCATAGCTATATATTTTTTAAAATTTTCTTCAAATAAGAACTTACTACCAACTCTATTAGTAATATTAAAGTTTTTGTTAAAATCAATTAAAAAATTGGTTAATTCTGAGTTCAAAAAAGCTATATTTTCAATATTTATATTATCAAATAAATCGTCATCAAATTTTTTTCCTATATTGCGGGGTATTATAAAACGTTTAGTAGTATCGTCAAATGGTATACCTGAATGGGATGTAATAATCAATTTATCACCAATAGTAATTTTTGACATAATATGGCATTTTTCTAAATATCTTATGTATAAACCTTTATAATCTTCAAATGCATGAATTAATTTATTATTTATACGCTCATTGTCCCATTTTTTCCCCATTATCATATTCATCGTAATTATAAATAAATGTATATATTTATCATAAAATTCTGTTTTATTAAGTTTATTTTCTTCTTCTTTATTATTTTCTATTATTTTTGCATTTTCGGTGTTGTAATAATATGAATGAATCTCAAATAACTCTTCGAACTCTTCTTTAAAAAATGCTACCTGATTTGGTGATCCAAACGTATTTTCATATATGTATGCAACTCTTTTTTTAAAATCATCTGTATAGTTTTCAGCAAAATTCATCAATAGCTCCCCAGATTTAGCAGGTTTCCCATCTGGTGTTTGTCCATACTTTCCCCATATACCTTTTAGATTTACATACTGTTCAATATATTTTGCAGAGTATTTAAACACAAAATCACCTAGGTTATATCTATTGATAATATATATATAAAAATCTCTGCGGGAGTTCCTAAACTATCATTTTTTCGCATTAATATATCTTTTATAGCTTCGACAGCAAATTCTTGATAACACCTTATCTTATTTAAATCTCTATTGCCACATGTTAATACAACGTGTGTTTCATTGTCTGTTTTTAATTTAAGCATATTTTTTAAATTACGAATAGACATTTTGCCACGGTCTATCAAGTCTCCTGTAAAAACTATTGCACGATTATCATCTAATTTAAATGGTGCCCCTTTTTCATTGTCGTTAATATTAATTAATGTCTTAATTTCATCTGGCATATTACCTTCTAAATCTGCAAAAAAGTTAATATCAACATCTTTATTAAAGTGATACATTCCATCTTTAATACCAAGCGCACCGCCCCTTTTTTTAGTCATATTTTAATCTTCTAATATATATTTTATAAAAAAATGAAAAATAACTTCAATATCATATTACAAATTTGTTTCAATTAAGTATTCTTGTATGAAAACAGACGAAGATGTTCTATAACTGGTGTGTAATATTCTTCGTTTTTACATCATATTTTTATAAAAATTGATATAAACAAATAAATATATATTTTAACAAAGTATTATTATGAGCAGTGATATGCCATTGTCCAATGCCCCCCCTACTAATCTCACTCAATTAATTGAAAAAACATACAGTAATTACGACGGCAATACTACTTATGCAAATACTCTTATTAATACGCTAAAAAAATATCATTTCTGGCCTAATATCAAGGTTAAGAAGTTCAAAAATAACGATGATATTGTTCTTCTTCATACTAATTACAAGATGAGTGATATTTGCGAATATAAGGAGCTTTATGAGCAATGTCGGAGTATCGTGTTGGATTTTACTCTATCTTGTAATAATAATGTTGTCGTTACTTATGCCAATTCTATTCCGCGCAGAATCGGGTATGAGGAATATATTTCGGCGAATTACAGCGATACGGACAGATGTTATGAGGCTTATGATGGAACTATTATTACTGTATATAATTATAAGAATCAGTGGTATTTCGGGACATCGAGCTGTCCTGATGCGAATAGTTCAAAGTTCTCACATCCTACGAAATCGCACGGCAAGATGTTTGACGAGGTACTATACGGATTTTATAGTAAATCTCCTGAAACCGCTGAAATGCTTTCGCGCATTCCGCCGGATGATGTCGGAGAGACTCTGCGGGCCATGTTCGCGTCCAATTTGAATCCTGAACACGCTTATGAGTTTGTATTGATTCATTATGATAACAAGCATATCATTGATTATACTGATGTTCTTGGGGAGAATTATAAGGAGCTTGTGCATATCAATACAAAAAACAGGGTTACACTTGAAGAATATGATATTAATCTATCGGCTATCCAAGAGCTCTTTAATTTGGGTGTAAAATATCCTGCTTATTTCGCAGACATCAATCAGGCCAATACATATATCAATGAGAATAAAAGTTATGGGTTGATTATCAAGAAAAAGGTGGATGGAGAGAACTTTTCGAGGCTATACAAGATATCTTCGATGTATATTAACTATCGCGAAGAGACTGACCCATGTCACCCTAATGTATGGATGAATATTCTTAGCGTCTATATGAAAAACAAGCAGAATTATACGATTAAGGATTACATTGCGACATATAACCCGAATATCCAGATTCCAATTGATAATAACGGAAGACATATTGACCCTACATATCTCGTACATACGATTATTTCAACTATCAAGGATAGCCTATACAGCTATTATAAATCAAGTACGACATATAACCCGACTTATAAGAGATACAAGATGAATAAGGAGATGGACAAGCAATTTGCACCAATTATTCAGTATCACTTGGCGCAGCTGAGAAATCTACAAATCACGACATTCAGCAAGAAGCTTATTACGTGCTCTAACATTTATTACTATTTGTGTCAATGTAATGATGTAAAAAATATCAAGACTCTTATTCAGTTCTTTGCAACGAATCCAATTAATGAAATGCAATCCCGGACATCAATGTGTTTCGCAATTATGAACACATTGATTTCATAGATGTCGGGGGGTATTTGGGATGTCGAAAATATAAATTGTGAATATGAAAATATATATCTTTAATAATAGATAGAAGGATATATGTTGGACTATTTTTCAACACAAGGATGGGTGTATATTGTAGTTAGTATTATACTTACTATAATATCTCTTGCATTGAATGTGTATTTGGAAGGCCCTGGATTATATTTAATAGCGTATTTTGTATATCTGCTTGTAATATTATTGACAGCTTACAATATAACATGTTTAACAAAAGGTGAATGCTATGTGTGGAGCTGGATTGTTACAATACTATCAATAATACCTATGATACTTATGATAATCCTAATAGTATATATCATATTATATGAAAAAAATGCTAAGCTATAATTTTATATTTATATATTTTTCTTTTTTTCTTGTAATAAATTACTCTATTATTGTAATTAAATATTAAAATTTTGATAAAAAATAGCATATAATAATTATTACGCTGACGCTTCTTTAATTACCAAAGTTTTATAAAGAACACTTGTGTTTTCTGCTTTAAGGAAAAAATGACAACCGCGCAAAATGCCTTATGGGTTATTTTCAAGGAACGTGTTAAGAATATGCCTGATGATATTGATGATAAGGGAATCTTTGAAGAATATTATTAAGTTTGATGGACATAAACAATATAGGGTGAGGGAAGAAGAATGCAGCATTAGTGCATTGCTTTATATTATGTGTTTTATGTTTTCTTTATTTTTTAATTTGTAAAAATTGATATATAAGATAAAAATATAATAAACTATATATTAATAGAATGTTTTACAATTATAAGTTTGATTCGGCCGACCCTTCAAATAATCACAGCTTTGATATTCACGATATTGACTTGGCTATTGTGAATGGTATGCGAAGGATTATTATGACAGATATTCCAAACTTAGGAGCAATTGGAGAAAAGCTGGAGAAGGAGGAGCCTACTGTTAGCGTCATTGCTAATACAGGAGCATTACATGATGAGTTTATTATACATCGCATTGGACTAATACCTATTTGTATGACGGCTGATGAAATTGAAAACTACGAGGATAATTCGCTTGTCATTGAATTGAATGTTAATAATACTACGAATAAGAGTATTGATGTGCGAACCTCGGATTTTAAGGCAACTTTCAATGATGTAGAAATTACTGAAAAGAAATTGAGAGAGTTATTTCCACCGAACAAGGTATCAAAGCAAAATATATTGATTACTAGACTGAGACCGGGAGAACACCTACATTTGAAGGCTAATATTGTAAAAAGAACTGGACGAGATAATGCTTCGTTTAACCCTGTTTCATTATCAAACTTTTCATATATCCAAGACCCTAAGGAAGCTAAGAAATACGAAAGCTTACTTGATAAAGAGAGGGCGTACTATATGAATGAATACGGTGACCCTACTAAGTTCAAGTTTGACATAGAGCATATTAATGTTAATATGGGACCTCGTTATTTAATCCCGAAATCGCTTGATATTGTTATAAACAAGTTAAATAATCTAATGACCGAATTGGTTAATATTAATACGACGGAAATAGTAAAAATACAGCAATTCCAAGATATTGCAGAGACATATGAGTTTATCATTGATAATGAAGATGATACGTTGGGAAATATTATACAATCCTATGTACACGACAATTATGTGAGAAACAAGAAAACCGTTAATAATATGGCTTGTAAGTTCATAGGCTATATTTGCCCACACCCTCTCAAATCTACAATGATTATAAGGATAACTCTTGATAATATTACTGATAAATATATGTTTATCGCATTTATGGATAAAGTATGCAAGGAAATTGTCAGTTATTTAGTTGATATTAAGACAAAATGGAATAAGTTTGCAATTGATAATAATGTAGCATAATTTATATTATTATATATTAAAAGAAAGGGAAAAATAATATGTCAATTAATATCAATCACAATGAGTATATTTTTGAGGATGAAGAATTGGAAGAAATAGAATATCTTGAAATAATGAGTATAGATGATATTATTAAAGACAATCCTTCATTTATAGCATTGTCCCGTGATGAAATAAAGAGCAGTTTATTTGAATTGTTCGCGAATAATAAGAAGGCAAATAATATAACAACTCTTTTTTACGATATAATAAATGATATAGATGGCAATCGTGGGAAATTGAAAAATTACGATAATTATGTTTTTGATGCCGAAGCAGAAAAGAATGATTATAGTGCCGATATTGTAGATAAGACAGAGGTTGCCAATTTTAACAATCTGAAAAAGAAGACTGTAATAAATCACGATATAGCGAAGGAAAAATATTTTTTTTGTATTAAATACAATAATGATTCGGAGAAACTGCGCTTTAAGCCTGATGCCAATATAAATATAACGATAGAACCGCGCGATAAGGATTTCCCCATATATTACCCCGTATTCCCAGCAGATGATGTGAATATTCCGATAATATCTGCTTATTACAAAATACCTAAGACTGTTATAAATGATTACCTGTATACTAAGATAACATCGCATTTAACGAGGACGAAAAATATCAATTATGTATCTTCCGAAAATTGTGAAAATGTAAGTGAATTAATAAGGGGTGTCAAGCCGGATATTAACAATATCATAGAGTATCTCAAAGATAGCTTTGAGCTAGATTATTATAATATAGAGAATGTCTTGAATAAGTTTGGTAAATCATTGGATTTTATTAACAAAGAAGATTTCGGCATTTTATGCGATTATTTAGAGGATGTTATGGGACAATATAAAGAGAGAAAAAATGTATCGAGGCCTGTTAAAATTAAGAAGCCTGATATTATAAATAAAAAGTTAATTTTCTTTGATAAATTGAATACGAGTATACAGTTATTAAACTTGACAGACAAGGTAATAGATTTTTTGGACAAAAATAAGATGAGTTTGGAGGATTATCGTGAGAATAATATAATGACAGATAAGATAAAGCCGTTGGATTATTTAAGGACTTATGACATAGTTGAAGAAATTAGACATAGAGGGATTGGAAACTATGAAGATAATGAGGTAATATTGGAGATATTAGATATTATAAAGCATTCTTTGAAAAATAGCAATATCTTAGAGGCGATACAATCTATTGATGGTATCTTAAAAACTTATGAAAAGAAAGAGGTTATAGTAAGGAAATATGAAATAGCAAGAAGGGAGAATGAATATTCCAGAAATCATATATTTGACTACGATAAGGATGGTAAGCAATATTTAATATCATACAGAGAACACAAGGACATCAAAGATAGCCATTATAATGACAATAACGAAGGAATCCCAATGATAGAGTTTGAGACACATAACATCGGGGATACAGATGATAATGCGGTTGATACGGGAACCGGAGAAGCCGGAGAAGATATAGGATATATTATAGGCTTTAATGAATTAACAAAGTATGATATAGAGAAATATATAACTAATATTAATTATAAGAATGAGTTGGGATTTGTAGATAGTTTAGCTACTATGTTGAGTATCATGAATAATATAGGTAAATCTGCTAATATTGATTTTGATTATGATGCATTATGTAGCGAACTGTTCAAATATAATCGCAGTATCCCAAAAAGACGTGATATGTATATGAAGGCATTTAAAGATAATAGCTTAGAAATGAGCGAGGATATACTAAATTATTTGGATAAATTATCGCCCAAATCTATATTGATATTGATAAATAATAGGGACAAGCCATTTTCAGATATTGATGATATTACAGAGACGGTTATAGTATCTTATAATAAAATATGGTGCGAGGAGTTCAATGATATGTTTTTAAATGCATTGGCATATTGTATAATAAACTTACAAGATAAGATATTAAATGATACAATATTTATAGATGTTGATTATTTGAATGGTAATTTCTTGAGTTATTGGGATAACTGCGGTTCGCCTCTTAATAAAAAAGAAGACCGCGGAGTTATGTCATATATCATAGAGGTTGCCACGGATTATTTGATAAATAATAGTAATAATGAGTTTTTGATACAAACTGATAATATGTTTAAAAGAACATACAAAGTTATTGAGAAATATTATTTGGAAAATCTGGAAAGAATGAAGAAGAAGGATGATATATGTCGGGAGAAAAAGAAGGAGCAGAAGGGCAAAATAGAAAGAGATAAATTATATGGCTTATATAAAAATAAGGAATGTGGGAAGGAACTCGGTTTATGTAGGGAGCAATATATGAAATCTTTGATATACATGCCAGACGTAAATTATGTAAAGATACACAAGTTTTTAAATGGTTGTTGTTTGAAGAAGTTGGATGATAGCTTTAATGAAGATATTGATTTAAAAAATGCAAATCGTCCAGAGTTAATAGCATTTAAGAAAAAATATGCTGAGAAAAAGATGACGAACAAGCCACGCAATTTAAGATTCATTCCCAAAAAGACATCTATTGCCGATACTGATACAGTCGAAGTCGAAGAAATAGTAGAACGTATATATTTGGATGATTATATATATAATATGAATAATAATTCTAAGATAGTAAAAAGATGGCTGGATGTAATGAAAGGAAAGAATAATAGCATTTTTTCTGATAATATTATAAGAGATTTTGAGAATGGAAATATAAAATCTATTAAAAATAATATAATATCCAATGTTAATTTATTGACAAAAACATCAAAACATTCGGGGGATGAGTTTATTGACAATTTTAATAATGTTAGAAAGACAGGTAAGGGCGGCAAAGAAGCATCTAATGATAAAATAAAATATCTTAATATAATTCGGGCAATTATAAAAACTCTCTACGGATATTTGCAAGCCGAGGATAATAACGAGGAAATCAAAGTATTGCTTGCCAATTCTATAAAGGATTTAAGGGATATTATAATAGACTTGAAGGAATTAAATAAAATATATAATGATGATATCGAGAATGAGATAGATATTATAAATAAATATATAGTTAGTAGGGCATTATGCTGTCCTTTTAATATTGATAATACTTTAAATGGAAAGATAATATCAGATATTATAAGCAGCCAATATATATACAAAATAACTGCCAGCGTATATGAAGATGTTTTTAAGATAATTAAAATAACATTCCCAACATTAGAGGAAAACATAGATTTTTTGAATAAACAGCGCGAGAAAAACAAGCAGGAAAAAATAAAGGCTTTCAATAAAATAACAGTAGAAGAGAATGCTTTAATAAAAGAATTGAAAAAAGCTGGATTTAAACAGGAAATACTTGAAGAGAAGAAAGATGAGGAAGAAATCAATAATCTCTTTGATAATGTTATTGAACCTGATGAAAATAATGAGAATAATGAGTTCAATGATATATTCAATGATAATGTCGGAGCCGCAGGAGCCGCAAGACAAGAAATCAATGATGAAAATATGCTTATGACCTATGACAGAGAAGATGATGATGAAAACATGGACACCGAAGATATGGGGTTCTTATATAATTAAGTAAGACCGTATATCTTTTTTTATTTTTTATATTTTTATAATAATTTATAATAATTATCGAGAAGCTATTTATAAAAAACAAGATGTTTGTAATACCATTACGATGTCTAAAAAAGACACTAGATTTTTAAAAAAATTGAAAATTATAATTTGAGTACATCTCTTGATTTATTTTGTAATTTCTAAAAAACTTTTGAAACTTTTGAAAAAACAGAAAGATGTACTCAATTTTAAAATTGAAAAAATAATAATATTCCAGTGTCTCAATAAATGCTCTGAGTTTAAGTATTTTCTAATAATAAATGTAACTCTCCTTCTGTATTTAAGTTAAAAAATGAGTATCATCTATTATACATTTTCGCCAGCGCCATATATTTTAGTATCGGAACCAGTCGCCGTCGTAGTAACTAAATCGTTTTTTGGTGGGACAGTTGATATATTAACAAGGGATGCTCCTTGTGCTACCATCTGTGCTGTTTGAATTGCTTGTTCTGATTGTCCGATTAAAGATGACTGTGAGGCTTGCTGTAGCTGCGATAAGTGAGGAAGATGAGACTGTGCATCTTTTCTGCCCCTGCTAAGTCTTTTAGTAATATTAGTGTTGCCTATTATGCCATTTAATTGTATGGGTATATGTCTATCGGCATCAGAGAAACATTTGGCAACTTCTATTTTATATTTTACGGGTATTTCTTCAAATGAGCAATCTTGTATTAAATTATCATATTTTAGTGATAAGATATTATAGGTTTCTTTGGTTACAACTCCATCACATGCTTCTATTTCTTGGGATAAAAGCATAAATTGTTGGGATAATTTTTTAAATATTTCAAACTTTTCGCTTGCCTTTATGCTATTAGTAAGAGACATTATAAGGACGCTTACAGCATTTACAATAATATTCGGGATCTTGATAGCATTAGCGTCCTCGCTGATACTGTTTATAATACACATAGTTGAACTAGTCAATACAAGAGGTATATTAAAACAAAACTTTACAAAACTCCAATGTGAGGATGCCTTCGTACATAATAGAGTCATAGACTCGCATTTATCCAACAATTTATCAATATTGTGCATTATTTTTTCGGTTATTCTTAGTTTATCTAATAATATGATATTTTTTTATTTGAATTATTATATTAGATAAGCGTATGAATATAGAAGTTAAAACGAACGACTGGGTTCTTCCAAATAGAGTTGGTTATAACAAAAAAATATATGATATATTTCATCCTTCAAAATATCATAAAAAAGCCGCAGCAAAAGCTTCGTGTGAATGTACGAAAGATTCATGTGAATTAGATGTATCCAAAGTGTCTCTTTTTCCGCAGCAAAGGATTGTTAAGGATTATATGCAATTTGACAGTCCTTACAGAGGCATATTGTTATATCACGGATTAGGCTCTGGTAAATCTGCTGCATCAATAGCAGCTTCCGAAGGATATATTAATCGTAAAAATGTTATTATTATGACACCCGCATCATTGTCGCAAAATTATGAGAACGAATTGATGAAGATATCTACTGTTGGTTTGAATCTAAAAAAATCATGGACTTGCTTAAAAGTTATTAAAACAAATGTCAAGATGATGGAACAGCTCAAATCATATGGCATAGATAAGCAAATGGTTAAAAAAGAAGGTACTGTATGGGTCCCTTTATATAAGAAGGATATAGATGATGCTGAGATAGTTATAGATAATATTAAATATACTGATATGGCTTCAAATTACAAAGAGGATATCAAAAAGATTATAACGCATATAATAAGGAACCGATATAAGTTTATAAATTATAATGGCATTACTATGAAAATGATAAAAGAAATGGGTGACAAATCATTTGACAATTCCTTTATAATAGTTGACGAGGTGCACAATTTTATAAGCAGAATAGCAAATGGTTCCAAAATAGCTATGAAAATATACAATAATATTGTTAGCGCCAAAGATGTTAAAATGGTCTTATTGTCGGGGACGCCGATAATTAATCATCCTTATGAAATATCATTTTTAATCAATTTATTAAGAGGCCCTATGAAGACTTATAAAATCCCTATAATAGATGGCATAGCAGATAAGAATGAAATAATAAATAAGTTGTCAACTTCGCAATTATACGACTATGTTGATGAACTATATTATGACAATAAGAACCTAAATATTATATTATTGCCTATAAATTATGTTCGCAAAGATGATATATCATCGTCAATAGTAAAGAAGGAATGGGATAGGGATGAAGATACAATTATAAAAGAGATAATAAAGGCTATTAACAATGAAGGGAACTCTGTCGGCAAAGGAGTCCAAAAAAAGCAAGATAAGGCAGCTAAGAAGACAGTAAAGCCAAACTCTAAAAATAAAATAGATGTAAATAAGCCTTATTTAATAGTAACAAATGGAACGACGGGTTCATTAAAAACTAAGATGGCTGACGAAATTATTAAGTATTTGAAGTTGAGTCCGACGAATACGAAGATAATTATAGATGATTTGGTGATAAAGAATAAAGAATATAAGAAACGTGTATTAGATATAATTAAGAAGGTTGCAAAGGAATGTAATAATAATAAGGTATGTATATCTGAAAAATATGATAATCCTGGCGATAAAATGTATGAAGATTTTGGTAAGGCTTATTATGATGTAAGAAAGGGCGAGAGTGGTATTAGTTGTACTGATAGTTTTAAGAACTCTTGTGATAAATTGAATGATTTGAACTTAGAGAATGCATTGAAAGAAAGCAGAAATATTGTATTTGAATCGCAAGGCCTTTCTGTTCCATCATGGCTATTGTCCGTACCTTATTTAACCGAAAAATACAATGTAATATTTGGATATTCTCTTGCTCCTATTAAAAATATTGTTGAAGTTATTAAAAAGCGAGCAAAAGCGAGAATAGACAAATATCTCAAAAATCCTAATGAAGATGCACCAAGATTACCGACAGTTGATAGAAAAATAATAGGAAATAACATTAAAAAAATTATGGCAACATTAAAGGAATTACGTAAAAATTGTATAAATGATGTTGAATATTTGAAATGTGGTAATAAAAAAATAGATAAGCTCCTAGTATATGAGAATACCGCCGATTTTAAGCTCAATATAGTATATGACAATGATAGCAATCATGATATAGCAGATGCTGAGTTTGAAGGCCTAATCTATGATATTGTTAAAATGGATGCAAAAGGTAATTTTGATGATTCTAGTATATCTTTGAGTACTAAATATGACACTGAACAGAATTACGCTTTGCCTAGTAAAAAGGAGGATTTTTCCAAGTTTTTCATAAATGACGAGGACGCTGAAAATATCAAGGTAATTAACGAGGATTTATTTAAAAGACGTGTATTAGGTATTTTAAGTTATTATAAGACATCGGGTTCGGAACTATTTCCATCACTATTACCCGAGACTATTAGAAATATGTATATGACTGACCATCAAATCAAAAAATATGTAGATGTTCGCATTAAAGAAATAGCTATGGACGACCGCAAGAAGAAGTTTGGAAACAAAGGAGCTACCGAAATTAGTTCGGTATATCGCGCATTCAGTAGATTAGTATGTAATTTCGCTTTCCCCGAAGAAATACCACGCGAATTTCCTCAGGATATAAGGACTTTGAAAAAGAAAGAGATGGCTATGAATGAAGAAGATGATGCAAATAGCAAGGAAAGTAAGGACAGCAAAGATGCAGAAAATGATAAAAAGAAGTTTAATAAAGATATAGATGCAGAATACAATAAAAAATTAACGAAGGCGCTGAATGATTTAAAGAAGGGCGATTATTTGGAAAAGAAGAACTTACGCGAATATTATAGTCCGAAGTTTGCGCAAATGTTGGAAGATGTAAATACATCGCCAGGAAGTGTTCTTGTGTATTCGCAGTTTCGCGTCGTTGAGGGTTTAGGGATATTCAAAGAGGTTTTAAATAAGCATGGATATGTTGAGATTAATGTTATAAAGAATGATGAGTATGGATATATATTAGAAGACCCTGATGTATTTGATGAAAAATATGACGATAAAAGATATGTCATGTTCAACTCAGACAGAGAAAAGACAAATATATTAATGAATCTATTTAACGGGGATTTTGCAAATCTCCCTGATACTATTAGGAGTAGCTTGCCAAATAAGGGAGAAGGCTTGGAACAAAGATATGGAAAGATTGTCAAGGTTATGATGATTACACAATCAGGCGCAGAAGGTATATCATTGAAGAATGTAAGACGTGTATTAATAACAGAATATTTCTGGAACTCTGTGAGAATAGACCAAGTAATAGGAAGAGCTGTTCGTACTTGCAGTCATATGGGATTGCCGGTGGAAGATAGAAATGTTGGGGTTTATAAATATATTATGAAGTTTACAAGGGACCAACTAATAACTAACCCGACACTCAAAATAAAGGATGCGGAACTATCAACGGATGAGCATATATATGACAAGGCTAATAAAAAGGAGGAATTAATTAAGAACTTCTTGGATATGTTAAAATCATCTTCGATAGATTGCGTGATACACGCTGATGTTAATAAGCCTTTGAAGAATGGCTATAAATGCTATAACTGGCCAATAAATATGAATGATGATAAATTGGCATTTACACAGAATATATTGAATGATAGCAAAATAACTCAATACAAAAACTATGAAAGGGTAAAAACAGATAGAGGTAAGGTTGTATCAAAAGATGGTGTCAAATATGTGCTATTAAATGATAAATTGTATGATTACAATAGCTATAAAAATGCGGGAGTATTATTGAACCTCAATTACTAAAATATATAAATAATAAATTATAGTAAATAAGAAGCATATACTTATTTTTAATAATAAATATAAATGAACAATATAATATTTAGATGTATTCGCGATATTAATATTGAAAATGACATTGAATCTGATATTGAAAATATTAATATAGTCAATGAAGTCAATGAAGTCATCGAAGTCAATGAAGTCATCGAAGTCAATGAAGTCAATGAAGTAAATGAAGTCAATGAAGTCAATGAAGTCATCGAAGTAAATGAAGTCATCGAAGTCAATGAAGTCATACCTTTAAATACTGCTGATATATCTTATAATGCTGGTTTACACATTGAAGAAGCCATTGAAACTACGAGGGATATAGTAGATATGGAAAGTATTTCTACAAGAACAGGGAGATGTATATGTAGATATAATAATTTTAATTTATGCAATCGTTATACAGTTAATAATTTATTATATTGTAGGTATCATAAGAATACCAAGATTGGCTATATACACAAGATATTTTATGATGTATTTAATGACAAAAAGGAGATAAATATACGTGATTTATATAACATATATAAACATATTAATAATTTTGGATATATCAAGGAGTTATATATAGATTTATTGAAAAACATACCATTCAAGATATTATTAAATATAGCTGAAAAGAATTATATAATATCAAATGACCGTAAATATAGCAAAAACGAGATTTATTCGCAGTTCTATAATATTAATAAAAATACTCACGAACTTGAAAGCAATCATTTAAATATGAAGGGATTTTGCAAAATACAGCATAGGATAAAAGATAGATTGATAGATAGAATAAAGAACAGAATTAGAGATAAGTTACAAGATAATATATTTAAATTAGAGGATTATGAGTCTGGTGTTGCCCGCGGGGATTATATGAATAGCGAAGAACTATTTACAGGAGAAAATATATGTGATATACCTCCAAATAGATTATATGTATTATGTAATAAGAGTAATAATTCTGACTGTGATATAAGAAGCGAGAGAAGAGAGAAGTATATATTTGACGCAGTAGAATTGGAGTATTTTGTTAGAAAATGTAGAGAGAATAAACAAGAACCTTATAATCCCTATAATCGCGATAAATTGAATAAAGACTCTTTGAAGAATCTTTATATGTTTATAAAATATAATGGTCTTATAATCAAGAATGACGAATATTTATGGGAAAACAATATGCATGCATTTACAGAATTGTCATTAGAAATAGAAAGTAGAGGGTTTTATAATAGCCCGGAATGGTTCCAGAGATTAAAAGATGCTGATTTTCTAAAAGTAATAAAGTATTTTAAATTATTCTCAGCAAATACACCTGAAAGTAATAAGTATTTTAATGAAATTAGAGCAGATACCTTGATATTTGATTTTTGCAAAGATGCTATAAAGATGTTCAAAGAATGTAATGACGAATATTATATATTATGTTGTAATTTTATTAAGGCAATGGCATTATGCTCAAATAACTTTTATAACAATTTACCTGCGTGGCTATTAGCTAACGGGGCAGGAGGCGTTAACGGAGCTATCGGAGCTATCGGAGCTATCGGAGCAGGAGGCCATATTGGAATTGGTAGTATTATTGATAATATTCGTATAAATACAAATCTTGAAACATTAACAGGGGCAATCAATAGAAATAATGCTTCTGAATTGGCAAATAATTTTTTATTATATTATTATGTAGAATATATTTAAAGTTGTTATACGAATATGAATATAAACACAAATACATATGATATCAAATACACTCCTGATTTTGCATATACACCTATAAACTCTCAATCTCTAATACATACTCAGAATGTAATAGAAGAAAAACAAAAAAATACAATAGACACATATATAAGCAAGTTTAAAACATCATTTTACGGTTTTTTATTATTTATTATTTTATCACTTCCAGTTGCATATAAAATATTGGATATGATTGGAAAAATAATATCACAAAACATAGAAATATATGATTTTGACACAGAAGAACCTTCGCCATTAGGACGAGTAATCATGGGATTAATAGTTTTAATATTATTATTTATATTATAAAACCCCCTATAATACATTACCTTTTACTTTTTCTTAGTAGCAGCAACCTTTTTAACTGCCTTCTTAACTGGTTCAGGCTCGGGTTCAGGTTCCGGTTCTTCTTCCGCTTCATCTTCTTCATCGTCAGCTTCTTTCACATCTTCTTCTTCTTCCTCTTCCTCCTCCTCTTCTTCTTTTGAAATTACTGGCATTGGAACAGAAATCGTAGCAACCGCCTTCTTTTTGTCTTGAACAGATACTTTGGAAATTACCTCAGTATCTACGTCAATATCTTCATCGTCCTCATCATCTCCGTCTACATTTTCTTCATCACTATCTTTTACAAAGGTAATCTTGGAAGTGTTAATTTTTTGGAACTTAGCAGAAACAATCTTCCAGCTGCATCCAAACATTCCAGCAGAGAACCAAAGACCATTCAATTGGATAATGAATTGTGCCTTTCCGCCTTTGAGATTTGCTACATATTCCTTGAAATCTACCTCATTATTATCCATATCATAACAATCAAAGTCAAACTTATCATCTTCTGAATTATAAGGAATCTTAGCCTTGAAAGTAGGAGGATATTTATCTGCATACATACCAGTTTCCTTATCTTTATCGCGACGAACAATAGGACTAAACATATTCTCAATAGCACCCTTATTGCCATCAAAGTTCTTCTTAAACCATGCTACACTATTCTTACTCGCGTCTTCACAGATTTTTTGTTCAAGTTCAATCAACTTATTGTGAAATGCTCGGACTTTCGGATTCTCGTCCATACCCTTAAATGATGCCGTAATATCATACTTACGAGCTTCATCCTTGCGTTTCGGGTCATCCTTGATAAACTGAGTATTATCATTAACACCATAGGGAATTGCTAGAACAGGAGTTTGAATATTGATTTTTGAACCTTTATAATTAAGATAAACAGACTTAGCACCTGATTTCATAACCTTCATTTCAGAATACTTAATATTGTCGACATTGAATTGCTTGGGGAGGAGAACGTTCATCGTTGTATATATATATTAATTAATCTTTATATAGACTATCAATTTTTATTATTTTTTGTGTCTTTTTTAAATTGAAAAAAATTGACAAAAACTTAGTATCAACACAAAAGAGGATATGGAGATATTCGCCCAATATAAATAAATATAAAAATACTAAGACCACATTCATTTTGAAGAAATATGCTATAATACAGGCACCTACAAAAGTCATAATAAAATCTATGATAGCAAAATCATATACTCGCATGGAGTGTATTCCCTCCCTTGGAACTCCGAGAATATCTTTATATTGGGCAAAAATACACATATTATAATAGCCTTTATTATAGATATTATAAATATTATAAATATTATATTATAATAGGATTGTATGAGAAAAACTCCTAAAATTCTATCGAATGATAAATATAAATATTATGATTTAGAGTTTCCAATATATAAGACTAAAAATGGCGGGCGATTAATAAAAATAGGCAACATTTTTTATAATTTAGAAAATAACACAACAGTTGAAAAAGTAAAAGAAGAATATAACAAGAAGATACGCATAGAGTTATCCGAGGAAGATAAAGAATATGTAATTATTTAAATTCAAATGAAGATACTATAAGGAAATATACAAGCGTCTTGGTAATACTATGGACATTTTTGATATCACTCAATTGTCTGGTCTCCGAAGTTCCCGAAGAGCCCCGTGTATCATAATTATTATCGATATAATATTTGAAGGCTTTATCAAAGCCGTAAGATAACAGGATATTATTGATATTATAGGTGCTCATTTTTTCAATTTCATTTTCAATAAAATTATTTAAATCAGATGCCAAAATATCACGATTATCATGACAATTATTATTGTTATAACAGATGCTCTCGTAGATATTCTCGCAATAATCGTAAATACTTTCATGAATAACCTCTTTCATATAACATTCGTACATTGTAATGTGTTATAAAAAATTATACACATTATCAATTTTTATTTTTATGATGATTATAATCTCAATCGCAATCAATTATAAAAAATATATATATGTTTTACATAAAAAGGCTCAGTAGTAGCTATTAACAGCAGATATCAGTCGTATTGTGTATTTTGAGGATATCCTCGACATTCCAGAGCTTATACATTACGTATTTGTAATTATTTTTAGTTTCTTCCATTTTTCTTGATTTTAGGCTAATTAACTCTTTTTCAAAATCAATTCCCATAATCTTGATAATGGTCATATAATTATAGAGTATATAAGGGTGGAATAATTCGGCATTATAGTAATTTATTTCAAAACCATTCTGATATCTCACCTTGTGATTTAATAATTCTACATAATCCAACAATATATGCTCTGTGAAACAGCTGCGAAACAGTGCAGTTTCTTTGTTAAACATAATATCTACGGAACTTGCCATTTTTCTACTAGCATCTCGAATAGCTTCTTTTTCTCCACAGGAGATGCTTTTTGACTTTTTAAGCAAACAATTGAATATGCGAATAGAATACAGTTCTGCGCGATTCTTGCTGATTACATCAAGAATATGTTGATTTTCCTTGGCGGCCTTACAAACATGACATAGCTTCTGGCATTCCTTGGTGTCGCAAATGCCTTCAAAGGCCTTCTCATTCGCAAAGAGGATTTGAGCTACGAGTGCGCTGTCCATTTTCTGGATAATTTATCCACTATTATATGCTATCAATTTTTACGCAAAAATAATTGAAAATGTTACATATTATTGCTCAACATACATACATCTTAATATATAGTCTTATATATAATATAGAAGGGCAATATAATGAAGAAAAAATATATAATTGAATTATTAATTCAACATTTTGAAAAATATAATTCCAAATATTTTACAGAAAATATAATTGTAGATAATATAAATTACTATAAGTATTTTAAATGCTTGCTTAAAAAGGACCTATTAAAAATATATGAAACAGTTAGCAACGATTTAGAAAGCAAAACTATGCGAAAAAAAGATAAACTATATATTGCTAAAAAACTCGCTGAACACTTTGATATCAATACTACAAAATATTTCCTTAATGTTATAAACAGTACCTACTATGATAACATAAAATATAGCACATATTTAAAATGTTTATCAAAGAAAAACATTGACAAGATTTTTATAAATATCAATAAAAATATTAATAGAGACGAACAGGGAACCCGAGTATCCCCAACAGTCCCAGCCCCTATTGTCCCAAAAATAAATGTTAGCCAATATGTTAAAACTGTACCAGCAGAAGCTCCTTCAACAACAGTTGGAACTAAAAAGAACTCTGTGATAACCTCTATAACAAAAGATAAGCCTATTAAGATTGCAGAGATTCCTAAACCGAGTTTAGAGCCTTTATCATTTTATACTCAGCGAAAAGCAAACAAAAATTATGAAGAGAATCTAAACTATATAATAAAAAAATATAATAGAAAAAAAAGCTCTATAATTCAATATATTATTAAATTATCTCAGTTATTTTTAAATGATATAATAGTGCTTAATGATATTAATAATAAGCCTATAAAAGTTATAATAGTTAGTGAACTATATAAAAGCGTAGAATCTCTTCTATATGTTGGTAAAATAATAGAAGGGAATATGACAGGCGAAGATGTAGTTGTAAAGATACAACCTAGACTTCCCGATATACTACTTAAAATGAATATAAAGATTTTTTATCAAATAATGACGGAATATTACATTATGAAGTTATTAAATATTAATTGTGCTAATGCTGTTGTGTCAAAAGTATATGCTTATGGTAGTATAGGAGAACTTGTCGAGGGAGATATTGGAAGGTATGTATTGGTGACAAAATTATTAGGGAACGATTTATTACAATTGAAAGGTATCCGAGATATATCAAAGATAAGGAGAATATTTATATTAATTTTGAGAGCTTTACAATCAATGCACAATTGTAATTTGCAAAAAAATATATCAATAGTACATTTAGATATTAAGCCTCATAATATAGTTTTTGCAGATAATAATATGGATGAAATTAAAATAATAGATTTTGGATTATCTATAAATATTCTTAATGTAAATGGGGAAAGGATAATGAAAGTACAAAAGGGTTATGCCGGTACTCTTTTATATTTGCCTACTATGTTTAATAAAAAATATATAATTGATTACATGAATGACCTTCAATCATTTGCATGGGTATTATTGGATTTGCTATGCGATAATAATATATTGACAAAGGGCTTCAAAGAAAAAGATTCTATCGAAAATACAATATATAATAACAAAATACAATTTATTAATAATTATAGAAATATAGAATATATCAAAACAATAGAGTCTGGCAACTTAACTGCCAACAATATAGCTGTTGTCGGTGAAATTGTTGAATATACAATAGATAGAGCTAACAAACCAAATAGATATCCGACCGACAAAAAAATGGAAAATGGAATATTCTATTGTGATTATAACGATGCCTACTACAACGATATTGAAATGATATTAAACAAGCTGCGGATATCCTCATAAATTATTTAGAATATTCTCAGTATTTTTTGAGACACTGCAATATTATTTTTTTTTTCAATTCAATTTGAGTACATCTCTCGATTTATTTTATAATTTCTAAAAAACTTTTAAAACTTTTGAAAAAACAGAAAGATGTACTCAAATTATAATTTCAACTTTTATAAAAATATTGGTTCATTTTATTATATCATCACAGTAATACAAATAGTTTTCCATATTTCAATATTCACCGGCATCAGCCCAGTTTTTACAGTAGCCTCATAATAAAAAATATTATAATATATAAGTTTTGCATTTATTTTTATTATGCAACATGGTGTATATTTTGAAGGATTAAAACAATAGATTTTTAATTACTAAGAATAGAGAAAATACTAGAAGGCATAATAAGATATCTACCAAGACCTTTTCGATGCAATGCAGAGTATCATCTACGATTACTATGATTTCATGAATCATATTTGATGCAAATGTATGTAATAAAGACAGTCAATTTTTACATAGAATAATATAAATCGCCCTTTTCTTCGCTTATTACAAAACACCTTATGTATATTGATAAAATAGCATCATATAATTTATATAACATATTTATAGTACAATGAGCTCTATATCTTCTTATTAAATCTAAATAATAATAATCTTAAAAAAGTATAATATAAAACTTTTATTACCCCCTGTGGGACTCGAACCCACACTCTTTTGATTAGAAGTCAAACGCGATATCCAATTTCGCCAAGAGGGCATAAAAATATAGAAAAAAGATAATAAGTGTATTTAATGTAATACACTTTATACCGACATATTAAAATAGCGTATTTATACGCAGTTGTCTCATAAATATAAAAAATGACTAATATCTTTTAAATAGCTTACTATCAATAACAAATTATGAGTGATATCAGCAAGAACAGCGATTATATTATTACATCAGAAAAGCATAGGGATAAAGTTATAGCAGGAGTTGATGAAGTTGCGAGAGGTACTTTTATAGGTCCTGTTATAGCAGCTTGTGTCGTACTACCAAAAAGTTTTCCAGATGATACCTATAAACAAATTAAAGATTCTAAAAAATTATCTGAAAAAAAGAGAGAGTTTTTGGCTTCGTATATTAAGGATATTTGTATAACATATGGAGTGGGCGAAGTATCTAATAAAGAAGTTGATGAAATAAACATATTAAATGCAACTATGAAGGCAATGAACAGAGCTATAAATGATGCATATAAAAAGGAGCCTTTCAATTATTTGCTAATAGATGGGCCGAACTTTAAGGGATATATACCGCCAGGAGAAGACTCTGAAATGATAGAGTACGAATGTGTATTACAAGGAGATGCTACATATTTATCTATTGCCGCGGCTTCAATAGTAGCCAAAGATTATCATACAAAATTGATAAATAAATTGGTTGAAGATAATCCTATATTAATGCTGTATGATATTAAAAAAAATAAGGGATATGGAACAAAAAATCATCTTGTAGCTTTGAAAACACATGGATTGAGCGAATTTCATAGAAAAACCTTTGGAATATGTAAAACACTGTAATAAACCGCTTATTTGGCATCTGAGTTTGTAACAGATAAGGGTATAGAAGATAAAATACTCTTGTCTCCATAACAATCTAAATAACTCCAAGAAACACCGCAATTCTTAGCATATTCGCATTTTAATTCTTGATTTTTCTCTTTGTCCTCCATAGAATCGAGTAAATATGGATATAATTCATTACATATCAATGGTTTGGTATTATTAATATGTATTTTATTGCTATCGGCCGTATCTTTTTGATACCTTAAACCTTTATCGCTTCCAAAATTAACAATTGTATTGGGAAAATATGCACCATTCGACTTTGCTTCATTCGTCCATGTATTTTTATAAACACCGGTAATTTCTGCATATTTTTCCAAGTTAGGATTTATTTTGGAAGAATTAACATATAGATATTTAGGTTGGTCACTGCCTTTATCGTAATTTTCATATGTTGTAGCGGTTATATACTGATTATTATTTTCATTAATCAATTCTAACTGAGATTTAATATCATTAATATCACCATATACATTAGGATCTGGAACACATTTATAACCCAATAAATGGTCTTCTGTCGTTATATTGATATCTCCTGGTCTGTTTAATATATATTGTTCATTTTTTCCCTTTTCATATAACGGGTCTTTTGTAGTAGGATCATCGGTGTTATTAGAATATTTCGTTATATTATCTTTCATATCCGTAATTACAGAATCTGTTTCTTCTACTTTTTGTAATTTCCAATAATCAGGACATACAGGTAATGTCTCTACGCTTTTTCTTAGTTTACGGGGTACTAAGCTAAAAATAGAGACAACTAAATATATTATAATTACAATTGCGCCTAAAACATAGGTAATAACCGCGGGGAAAAATCTGTTATATATATATGTTCTACCCCAATCCGTGAAAAATATGACAGACAGAAGAATTATAGCGGTAATACCATATACGAAGCAAACCATCCATGTCCCCTTGTACATATTTAATTTTTCTAATTTGAATAGTTCTAACTCCTTTTTATTTGGTTTAAAGCGCAATTTAGTTTCGGGGTCTAAGCCTAAATCTGATTCATTGTAGGAAAAAGCAGTCTCTACATAACCACTCATTTTATATATATTTTTCTATACTTCTATAATATTATATTATTTATTATTTGCTATTATCTATTAATATCTATTCGTAATATCTAAGGTTTTAGTTCCTTTTGTCGAAGGAAGTGTAGATCTTTCAAGTGGAACTGGCATTGTACTGATATCATGTAGGTATTTTTGCGATTGTTTGATATTTGATATAATTTCAGGGACACTCCATTCAATAACGCGTGTATTTAATGACAATACCTGATCCTTTACATTAAATGCACTATTCTTACCGTATTGAAAATATATAGAGCGCATAATAATTTTTAGTTCGTCGTCGCTTTGTCGCGATATATTTATTTCACCGGAAGTATCATTTAATATTTTATTACGTATGCCTTTTTGTAATATATTTATATTATCTATTGAAAAAAATAGCTTAGATACTTCCGTACAGTCGAGATTGCGTGATATAACATTTATTTGATGTTCAGAAGCTTTGATGCGCGATTGTTCGATATTAAAAGAGCTATTGTTTGTTGCATCAATACGCCCGTTTAAAAAGTTCATCCTATGTAATACTGGATTAGATTCATCAAGTTCTAAATATTCCATTGTTCTTAATATATATAATTATTTTCATTTTATATATTAGTAGTAATAATTATATATGATAGATTGCAAGGATATTAATTTGTGTTCTATTGAATTGATGAAAAGTATAAAGCGCCATAAGCCTGTTAATAAAATGGACGAGGGAAAAATAATGATGTTAATGAATATATACATTGATAAACTCATTTTCAACATAGCATCTTTGTGCGCTCTTTTATGTCTCAAAATGGGAGTAAAAGTAATATTAAATAACCATATGAGCTATTTAATGCACTATATCAATAAATATTGCAATTCCTCGCGAATCACAAAAAAATCAACAAGTGTCTTAGCATCGATAAAAGGCGGTAGCAGCCAACAAAACCAGTTTTCTAAGGGAGGAATGAGAGGCGGTGCGTTTAATACTGCTGCTTTTTTTGGCGTAGATGAGTCTAGACATTATAAAGCAGAAAATGCAAGCGGTGATATAATGAATATTGATTTTGCAAATAATGTTGCAAGACCGGCATTAGGATTGCAAATGACCGGAGGGGCTTGTTCTAAATTAAATAAGGCTGTTAAGAAGAAAATGAAGAAGATATTTAAACATTTTGATGTTAAAATAAGCGATAAACTACTTGATGTAATTATGGTAAAATTCAATGATATACTAAAAGATTTCATAAAAAATCTCACTGATACTAAGAAAAGTGAATTAAAATATTCTAATTTCAAAAAACTCATCTATAAAAGTAAAATAATGAAAAATGATATATAAATATATATGAATATAATTATTAAAAATGCCAATAATTACTTTGGACGGTAATATAGGTTGTTATAAAACTAGTATTTTGAATTATTTTCATAAAAACTACAAAACTCCGGTAGATTTAGAGCCTGTTGAAAATTGGAGCGAATATCTCAAAAATATGTACAATACCGAAAATAGTACTTATAATTTTCAAATTAAAGTATGGCTCGACAGATGCTGGATACAAGAGAAATCAAATACTATTATATTAATGGAACGAAGTCCTTATTTCATTAAAAATGTATTTGTAGAAAAGGCTTACGAAGATAAAAGTATTAGTGAAGAAGAATATAGAAATATTCTAACACTTCATAAAACTACCGACAAATTATGGGAACCATGTGGATATGTATATTTAAGGTCCAATCCTGAAATATGCTTTAATAGAATAAAAAAAAGAGGTCGGGAAGCTGAGAAAAATATCAAACTAGAATATATTAAAAGAATCCACGAATTACATGAAAAGAACTATGAAGAAGCTGTTAAAAATAATAAAAATATAATATATATTGATGTAGAAAATAAAAGCGTTGCTGATATATGTAGCGAAATTATATCTTCAAACGTCTATAATAACATTATAAATCAAATATATAGCTTATAGAGCATAGAGCATCTTCCCTTAGCATGGAACAATAGGCGACCTTGTTCCTACAAAGCAACTATAATATAGCCTATCCATATCCTTATATTCCAACGTAGGAGACGAAGAATGAATCAGTTTTCTATTATTAAATATTAGTAGATCATTATTTTCCCATTTAATATCAATAATATTATCTTTATTAACTACATTTTTTGACATAATTTCTCTATATAAATCAAAGCTATCTCCGCATGACATTTTATCAAACTTAGTAAAACGGAATGGGGATAGCATTAGTGCTTTTCGATTCCTGTTATAGTTAGAATACACTACGAGAGGCTCCTTAGTAATAATTGTCTCTTCTTTTTCAAAGTTCATTTCATTATTTTTTACTCTATTATATCCCGTATAATCAAAATATGTATTCATCATTCCCTTATTCGTATTTGAATAAATGACTTTTAAATCGTAAATCTTGTCTTTAATATTGCTATCGATACTATCATAAGCGTCTTCGAGACTTGCGAAAAGCGTATTTCCACCTCGTGTAGGCGTCTTAATCATATACATACTGGAAACTACGGGAGGCAAATAAGTTCCTTGGCCTACAATATCCTGATGCCAAACTAGTGAGTTTTTAAATGGTTCGCTATATTTCAGACGAACATCTTTTACACCATGAAGGTCTTTGATATAGCAATTACCTCTAAGAGCTATTTGAGGAACAATATCAACCTTTGAATATTCAAACGGATGAATAGTATCGTTAGTGTGCTTGTCATCAAATAGCTTACAAAACTCGTAATATTCTACTGGATTAATCTTTTGATTTTTAAATAATAGCAGGGGTACGCTATTGAATAGCTTGATAAGCTGATATTTATCATAGTCTGTCAAATATTTAATATCGGCATTTGAGATTACAGCGAGGTTTCTTTTATATGTTGGAAATGATACAGTATACGAATGAGAACATTGTAGTGCGATGAATAAGTAGAATATGATAATAGAATCATATTTCGCAAAGAACGTCATCTTTCTTAATAAATAAGCGTGTTTTTATTAATTAAAAAATAATAAGAATGATCAATTTTTATAATTTTGAGTTTTGCAATTCAATATATTCATGTACCTTATTTTTAGAAATAGCAATTACATAATTTTTTATAGATTTTGAGAGTAATGTAGAAGCCTTATTGGGAACAGCGCTGGGAATATTAGGTATGCAATAAATACTAACATTATTATATTTAATATACGGGTCATCTACGGTAGTAGGTACAGACTGTTCTGTTATTCCTCCTTGATCTATTGCGACATCCATAATAATACTATTTTGAGGCATAGTATCTAAAATTTCATTAGTAATCAAACGATTTGCCTTAGCGCCAGTATTGTATATACTTCCTATAGTAATAATAGATTTTTTCATAAGTAATCTCAAATTATCTTCATTCATATTATATATTTTGATAATACCATTTGTATCTTCGTTGTTGTCCGCAGAAGCCTTAATTTTTGTAATCTTATCCATATCTACATCAATTAAATTGATATTTTTATAACCCATCTTTATAGCGCAATTAATTGAAGAAATACCCACGTTCCCGACACCTATAATTGTTATAGGTATATGATAATAATGATATTGAATACGAGTTTTAATAAATAAATCTGCTTCTTCAAATGCTTTTTCTCCTGCGATAATAGACATATTTGCCAATATTGGATAATATATATTAGTTTCGCTTTTCTTAATTAAAACTGTTTCATAAGCGTAACATGTTGCATTTGAATTAATCATATTATCGAGAAGATTTTGATTACTAGCAAAATGGAAAAATGTAAAAATAGTATGCTTTTCCTTAATAAGAGGATATTCACTTTCTTGCGGTTCTTTTACTTTTACGATAAGATTTGCGACATTATAAAGTTCTTCAATTGTATTTATCATAATAGCACCAGATTCAATATATTCATGGTCTTTAAATCCGGCATTAACACCTGCATCTTTTTGAAAATATACAATTATACCCTCGTCAACAATGGTCTTAACATCTTCGGGAATTAATGATACACGTGTTTCATTTATTTTTAATTCTTTTGGAATACCTACTGATAGCATTTTATATATATATATATATTTGCAATGTTTTATATATTATTACATACATTATAATCAAGATAATCGCAATTTCTCTATGGACTCTATTATTAAACTTCTGTTGGCACCTGTGAATGAACATATTTCTTGGGTATTATTAATAAACCTGAAATGAGGAATAGAGAGGATACTGTTGATATCTTCTATATCTTCGCATTTTTGAATATCAACCTTTATAAAAATTATATCTTTGTAAGTTTCAGATAATTCAAGCATATACGGATATATCTCCTTGCAAGGCTTACAGAATGATGCGGAATATATAACTAATACTTTATTACCTCTCAATATATTTTTATACTCTTCGTTATTAGTTATTTCTAATATAGCCATTATCTATATAAAATAAGTTAATTTATTTTTTATTTTTTAGTCGCAAATATAAAAATTGATTATATAAATATATTAATAGCTTATATATTAGAATGCCTCCCAAAACTTTGAAAGAAGTAGATGCCAAGCCTTCCAAGACTGACAAAACGGTTGAAGAGAAATATAAAAAGTACGAATTGTTAGAGCATATTCTTGCTCTCCCAGATACTTATATAGGCTCTATTGAATCGCAAAAAATCAGCAGCTATGTCTTTGATTCTGCTACAAACAAAATGGATACAGATGAACTAACATATATTCCTGGACTTTTGAAGATTTTTGACGAAGTCATTGTAAATGCAATTGATCATTCTATGCGTTTAAAGGCCGAAGAAGCTAAGGGAAAAGAAAATATCAAACATGTCAAGAATATCAAAGTATCTATTGACAAGAATACAGGCGTCATCTCTGTTCATAATGACGGCAATGGTATTGATATCAAAAAACATAGTACTTATGGCGATTTATGGGTTCCAGAATTAATTTTCGGCGAGCTTCTGACATCAACCAACTATGATAAAGGCGAGGAGAAGATATGGGGTGGTAAGAATGGATATGGAAGTAAGCTTGCTAACATATTTTCTAAGGAGTTTATTATAGAAACAGTAGACCACTATACTAACAAAATATATACTCAGACTTTCAGGAATAATATGACAGAGCGCGATAAGCCCACCGTCAAAGCCTCTTCAAAAGCTCCATATACTCAAATAACCTTTAAGCCTGATTATGAAAGATTTGGGATTAAAAATATTACAGAGGATATTTATAAATTGTTTCATCGTCGGGTAATTGATGCTTGTGCCACGACTAACAAAGATGTATCTGTATATTTCAACGGCGAGAAGATATTGATTAAGGATTTTGAGAAATATTGTGAGCTATTTTTGGATAAGAAGGAGCAGCCGCTCGTGTATGAATCTTGTGGGGAACGTTGGGAAATATCAGCATCTATTTCAAAATCAGGGTCATTCGAATATCTCTCTTTCGTCAATGGAATTAATACGATTAAGGGAGGGAAACATATTGAATATATCACAAATATGATTACTAAAAATCTCGTTGATATGACTTTGGCGAAAAAGAAGAAGGTAGTAAAAACACAGCATATCAAGGATAATCTTATAATCTTTGTCAAGGCTCTGATTGTAAATCCGAGTTTTGATTCACAGAGTAAAGAGACACTTACAACACCTGTCGCCAAGTTTGGTTCAAAGTGCGAACCGAGTGACAAGTTCTATGAAAAATTATTCAAGTCTGGAATTATTGACAAGGCTCTTAGTATCACCGAGTTTTATGATAAGAAGAAGCTTGTTAAAACTGACGGAAAGAAAATATCACGCATAATTGTTCCTAAGCTGGATGATGCCAATTTGGCGGGTACAAAAAATAGTGCAGAATGCACGATAATTTTGACAGAGGGAGATTCGGCTAAAACATTGGCTGTTGCCGGTCTCAGTGTTATCGGCAGAGACAGATACGGTGTATTTCCTTTGCGAGGTAAGATTCTAAATGTAAAGGATGCAACTCTGCAAAAAATATCGGATAATAATGAAATAACAGCTATTAAAAAAATCTTAGGATTGGAGCAGAACAAGAAATATACTGATATCAGTCAGCTTAGATACGGCTCTATTATGATTATGACTGACCAGGATCACGACGGGAGCCATATCAAAGGTCTCATATTTAATATATTTCAAAGTATGTGGCATGAATTGTATGAAATCCCAGGGTTTCTTACTTCTATGCTCACGCCTATTATTAAAGCCACAAATAGCAAGAAAGATGTAATTGAGTTTTATAATATGTCGGATTACGAAAGATGGAGTGAAACCGATGTAGCCAAGAAGGGTTCGTGGAAAATCAAATATTACAAGGGACTCGGTACTTCGAACGATCAAGAGGCCAAGGAGTATTTTAAGAATATGAAGAAGGTAACATATGTGTATGATGAAAATGCTGACGAAGTCATTGATTTAGCTTTTAATAAGAAAAGAGCTGATGACAGAAAGCTATGGCTTCAAAGCTATAACAAGGATAATGTATTGGATTATTCTGCATTGAATGTGGATTATAAATCCTTCGTGGATAAAGATTTGATTCATTTCTCTAATCGTGATTTGCAGAGGTCTATTAATCATATTTGCGACGGTCTCAAAGAAAGCACTCGAAAAATTATTTATGCCTGCTTTAAAAGAAGGTTATACACGAATGAAATAAAGGTAGCACAATTATCAGGATATGTTAGTGAAGTTTCAGCATATCATCATGGTGAAAACTCTCTCCAACAGGCTATTGTGGGTATGGCACAAATCTATGTAGGAACTAACAATATCAATCTACTGAGTCCTAATGGCCAATTTGGCAGCCGTTGTCAGGGTGGTCAAGATGCTTCATCTGCGAGATATATTTTCACGCTATTATCTAAGCTAACCCGATTGATATTTAAGGAGGAGGATAATGCTATCTTGAATTATCAGGATGATGATGGTGAACAAATAGAGCCTGAATATTATATTCCTATCATTCCTATGATTCTAGTGAATGGTGGTATTGGCATTGGAACTGGATATTCTACAAATATTCCACAATTTGACCCGAGCGAATTGATTAATATATGTAAGATTATTTGCAATGTCATTAAAATGTCAGGGACTGTGGCAAAATCACAAGAGGACCTCGAAACTATTAATGATACAATCGATATCTTAGAAATAAGTGATATTACTCCATATTACCTGGGATTTAAAGGAAGTATTATTAAAGCAGAGAAAAACTCATATATTAGCAAGGGTGTTTATAGATGGGTTGATGATTCTACCGTAGAGATAACTGAGTTACCTATTGGAACATGGACAGAAGATTATAAGGAGTTCCTTGAAAATATGATTACAAATGGATTAAATAACTTGAAATACATAGAGAATCATTATACATCAAAGAATGTCAAGTTTATCTTACATTTCAACACTAGTGTTAAGGCTACTATGGAGGGAAACTTTGATACTTTGTTTAAACTGCAATCTAGCAAGAATCTCAGCATTAATAATATCCATCTCTTTAACAAAGACGGGGCTATTCAAAAATACGAAAGTGCAATTGAAATTATCAAGGAATGGTCTGAGACAAGGATATTGAAATATTTTGAGAGAAAGAATTATCAAATTAAAAATCTTGAAAAAGAGGCTAAGGTGTTGAGCAATAAAATGAGATTTATCCTTGATGTAATTGCAGGAAATATTAAAATTATGAATAAAAAATTGAAGGAGATTACTGCGAGACTGATTGAATTAAATTACCCACCAATCAATATGGGAAGCGATGAACCTTCAAAAGAATTGGGCGAGAATGCAACCGCAGCAGGTACCGATGAAGACGATGAAGCAGGAGCTGTGGGAGAAGCTGGTATTAATTATAAGCATTATAATTATCTGCTAAAAATGCCTATATCACAACTGACATATGATAGAAAGGTTATATTGGAGAAAGAATATAATGAATTGGATGAAAGGCTGAGAAATCTGAAAAATACGAACATTGAAGATTTGTGGCTGAATGATTTGAATGAACTTGAAAAAGAATGGGAGGAGCACCGCAATAATATTTTGAAGGAATATGAAAATGATATGTTGGGCATTGTAGATGCCAAAGTAGTTAAAAAGAAGGCTAAGAAATAGGTTGATGTTAATGATATTTAGAATGGCGGGAGTTCAATGTCATTTTCCATACATATATTGTATATAGTTAAATAATCTGTATGATTATCATTTTCAATTAAATCATATAAATAATTTTTAAGATTATAATCTATATCCAATGTGTTTATATAGGTTAGTAATTCATTATTTTCTGATATACTTATATATCCGAAGTTGTCAATAATATCGTCCATATATTATATTTTTATTTTTATTTGTTGTCATTTTTTATGTCGTATACTCTTTTAGATACTTTATTTTTTGCTTATCGCGATTCATATATAAATATTCTGCTTTTTCTCTAATTTTTTCCCTGATTCCATGCCTGATGTCATCCGATATGTCTGTGATATTATCTATTTTTATATCGGCAATTTTAGACATCATAATATACCATTCGTTTGAACTTGGAGGCAAGGGATTTATCCCTGTGTACATAGATTCAAATGGATAACAGTAGAATGGTAGCACTGATATATCAGGTTGCAGTTCGGGAGAATCTAATGATATTTTTGGGAGTAGGCTTTTGTAGTCCGAGCCAGTCGTGTCAATGATTTTCCGACAATATTTAATATCTATGTTATCGTGAAAAATAATCTCGTTCATAGAGCTTTTATCTTTACAATCCAAAAACTTGCGCAAGTTCCATGGATAATATGTGTTTTTTTCCGCAATGATACCATTGTAATCCCGAGCATTTATATGATAATTATTTTGGCCGAGTAATATTTTTGAAAATATCATCAGGTATTTTCCAGGATATATGCTCTCGCTATCTATATTGTCCTTTGTGATTACTGACATATATACGCCAGGGAATTGGTCATCTGTATTGAAATCGCCAACTTTTAATTCATTCCACGAAATACAATCCGAATTATTAGTGGCGTGAATCAAATAATAGATATCTTCCATATCCTATTTTTAAGACGAGAAGTGCGAGATGGGGATATGAATAGATAATATCGAATCCTTGTTTCAAAGCCGGAAGCGGGCAATAAAAAGATATAAGGATTTGATAATATATATATATAAATCAAAATAACACAATAAATCATTTTTTCATTTAATATAGCCTTTATGGCATTTTATGTCATCGTGCCCGAGCGGTCTAAGGGGTCAGACTTAAGATCTGATGTGCATAGCACTCGTGGGTTCGAACCCCACCGATGACATCATTTGTTTAATATTGCTATATTATAATACTGCTGCGCAAATCGTGATATAATCGTGAATACCATACATATTAGTATTTCCGGAAATATAATAGTTCCAGTTAAAGGGAATTATTATAGACTTGTTATTCAATAAGATAGAGGTAATATTACTGTCTGTTTCAGGGATGCCATTTGTAATTTTTGATGAAGGATTGCATAGATGTATCTCAACTGGATTGTCGGAAATAGATTGTACGAACAGATATTTATATTTATTTTTTTGCCATATATAATTATTATTTAGATTATATATAATATTATAATTAAACCAATTAGTGAGAATATAATTGATATCGCTAATATAATCAGAGATTACTATGGGCTGTTTTTTATATAAAAGTTCAAAATCAAAATTGTTTATGGAAACTTGATATATAGAGATTTCATCAATAAATATATAATAAAATGAGGTATATATTAATAGTAAAAATATCAATAAATAAATATACATTTAATTAATATATATTTATTTATTTGGGCATATTAAACTTTCAAAATAATTATATAGATAATTATTAAAGCTTATTTATTAAATGGCCGACATTGCTAAAGTCTTAGCTGACAAAGCTGCTGCTACTGCTGTCGCATCAACTCCATTAGGTGCTGCTGCTACTGCTGCTGCTGGTATTGCAGGTACAGGTAATCCTCTTGAAGCTCTTGCTGGCGCAGGTAAAGGTAATCTTGTTACAGGTTTTGTTGGCACAGCTGCTGCTGCTGCTGCTGCTACTACCAAAAATGATCCTAATAATGCCATTATTGTACAAGGTTCTTATTTCGGAAATCCACAGAATACAGAAGATGTTAATAAAAGTGTTAAACAAAAACAAGAGCTGAGTAAGTGGCAGAGGTTTTTTAATATTTTTATATCTTTTATAGAAAAATTTATTATGAATATTTTTGCACCTCCTGAATTGGTTAATAATAAAAACTCAAGAATATTGCTTAATGTAATTATGTTATATGCTATCAACTATATATATAAATATGATGTCGAAAAACCTAACTATGAAATATTAAAAGAAATTAGAGATTATTTGAAAATTTACAAAGATTTTTTGTTAGATAAGACTTTAACATTATCAAAAGATTATTTAGATATTGTACATGATGCAGTAGAAGATATAAAACTTGGAGAGGAGCGAGACTTTCTAAAACAACAAGACAATACCAAAATGGATAATGAGAGAAAAATAGCAGATAACGACCTAACTTTTAACTATATAAAATTGGTAGTTGATAACTCTTCTGGTTTATCGGGCGGCCTATTTACTACTATAACATCCGCAATTGCTAATATATGGAAGGTTATGATGATGTGGACAAAACCTTTTGCGGGATTAGTGATATTGATAGTATTTATAGCTTTCATAATACTTGTGTTTTTTGGCGAAGATGATGAACCCCCTGAAAATTCAGGCGGTGTAGGAACAGGAAGCTTGGTTGGTCCTGGTAATTTTAACTTTTTTTCAAAAAATATGCAAGGAGGCAGAGGGTCAAATAATAATACCGATATCATTTCAGTATTACAAAGACTGCCACAAAATATATACTCTTTCTTTGATAAATTATCAGCCGCTTATAGTAGATTTAGCAATTATGCCAATAGTTCCAGCGATTTTCTTAACAGTTTAGCAGACACTCCGTCAATAATAAAAGCAAGGGATGAAAAACTAAATAATACAGACGGATTATATGATAATATCTATACTTTTGATTATAAATATATACATGATATAAGCAATGATAAAGCAAAAGTAGGCGATATAACAGTTGATGGAGCTGGTGAGATATCACAAATAATCCTCAGCAGTAAGGGCAGATATCTATTAGCTCCCAAAATAATTATTCCTAAGCCTACTACTCCCGGTTCTACACAAGCAGAAGCAAAAGCAGAATTAAAAAAAATTACTGGAACTACTCCGCAACTTTATGAAATTGATAAAATAAAAATAATAACAGGAGGGTCAAAATATACGAATGCAATTAAGGATTCTATAATAATAGAAGACCCTTCTTATATAAGTGATAGTAAAAATGGTATAGATGAGACGCTTGTATATAATATCAAAATGCCTAAGAAAAGCGACAAGCCTAATATATCAGAATATTATGGTATATCACACGACTATAAGTTTGACAAAGGGGGTACAACTAATGAAGAATATATATATGCTCCAAAATGCGGAACAGATAATGACTATGTATATGATGATTGTACTGTTAAAACAAAGGTTTGTGGAGAAGCTACAAAGGAAGATACAAGCGATTATAAAAATATTATAATATAATATTAACATAAAAGGCATTTTAAAAATGAGTAAATGTACAGACAATGTTAATGGCAAGGATTTAGAGCTTTTATACAACAACAACTATATTATGGATGTTAAAAAAATTGATAAATCAAATGATTTATTTGCTATAAAAACATTTGATGCTGAATTGGATAAATCTCGGCCTATAACAGTTGATGAGAATGGGGCTATTAAGAGTATTAATATAAATAGTGGGGGGAAATATTATAGCAATGAACCTCCTAATATAATCATTAAACCGCCGGCATCATCAGGTGGAACACCTGCAAGAGCAAGGGCAACTATGGATGAAAAAAAAGGAGCTGGTCCAAATGAGAATAGTTATTGGGAAATAAAAAATATAATATTCGTTGAGCGTGGTTCGAAATATGATGAAATTGCCGATATAGACAAGGTTGAAATTGAAAAAAAGAATACGGTTCAAAAAAAAATAGTTTATAATGAAGCTAAACCTAAATATTATTTATTGGAAAAAAAGCAATCGCAATGTAATAATTTAACAGATAGGTGGCATGATTGGTTCACAATACCATATTATTATTTGGGAAACAACAATGGTCGTAGAAAAATAGATGAGAGTGATAAAACACGAAAAATATTTAAGTGTTATAATAGCTGCGCCGAAAAATATGTTGTAAATAACGATAATGTATGCGAAAGCATTCAAACATTTGAAGGAGGCAAATATAGAAATTATATTCCATATGACCCATTAGCCATAATATGTATTTTAGGCAGCTACGAAACAGGTGCTTATACAGATACTAGCAATGTTATAAGTAGCGAAGTCCTAGGCAATTATTATTATACTATAAAAAATGTTAAAGCAGGAATTGATGAAGATATAAATACAGATGTGCAAGCTAAAATATTAGCTTCGCTTAGTAATATGATTTATAGAGGATATAATAATCTAAATAACCCTATTGTTACAATGGCAACAAAGATAGACTCTGCTTATAATTTAATAGCAAACTATATAGGTAGTATAATAAGAGAAGCAGAGAAAAATGATTTGAAAATTAAAACAATTATTAAAAATAATGTTAATGACTTCTATCAATTATTTGATAAAAGAGACGAACTATATATCTCTTATCTTAATAAGCTGAAGGATAGTACGCATTTTAAAAGAGTATTATATGCCAAAAGTATAGCACACCAAGGTAGTGTTTCTAACATTAAATATAGTGATACTAATATTGTAAAATATTTACAATATTTATTTAAATATTGTAAGTTTTTGTATTTTAATGAAAACAATATGTTTGCGATTAGACTTTTAAATTATGGAATATATGATGAGGATTATATAAAAGACACAAAGGTGAAAATTATTAATCCAGACGAAGATGTAACATATCTTAATGTAGTTCCTATCGAACAACCTGTAAAGGTCAACTATAATCCAGTTACTGTCAAAATTGAGAATAAACATAAAAATATATTTGATGATTATTCAAATGCTTACGAATTGTATAAAAGTTTTATTTTAACATATCCAATTATTTTACTTCTGTCTATCGGGTTATTTATAATAATTATGCTTTTATATTGGAGAAATGTTATATATGTTTTAATATCTGCTCTCAATTTTCTCTATATATTAGTTATCGCCATTGTGTATTTTTTTATAGTGCTTATTGCATGTAATAGTTTATTTATAAAAATAATTGTTTCTATTATTTCGGGGATATATCAAGTAATTGGTGGTTTATATTCGGGGATAATGGGTATATTTAATTTTCCAATTATAGGAACAATTATAAAGTTTGTATTATTCTTAATTCTTATAGGCATCTTGATGAATAACAATTTAGGGTTTATATATGATATAGTAATGTTTTTTATTAACACGATAATATATATTATATTGGGTATTATATCAATAGTATTTTATATTATATACGAATGTATAAAGCTGAATCCAGGGATACTATTTCCTTCATTGATAACTATGTTAATTCTCTATGCATATTATAAAATATGGTTCAATTTTGATATTAATACATTACATAAAGATGCTAAGAAAGATGCTAAAATTATAAGCGAACATTCTAATAGTGAAACAATATTCAAATCAGGTGTATTAAAATCTGGCGTCGGCGCTGCAATATCAATGGCAAGACTTGAATTGTATAAACATAGCTATTTTATGAACTTATACGAGAAAGCATACGATAACTATGTAGAAAAAATAGAAGAATTAGAAGGTTATAAGAACAATGAAAAATTACTTGAACCTTCTAATATGACAGAATCAGAAAAAGCAGAAGAAGAAAAAGAAAAAAAGAGTGCTGAAATTACAAACCTACAAAATAAAAATGTAGAGTTTGAGAAAAAAGTAGATAAAGCGAATATAGCAAGAGCAGAAAGAAGAGAAGTTGAAAAAAAGTTGATGGATTTTGATATTAAAAATGACAAGACCATAAAAGATACTAATATGGAATTATATAAAAACGCATTAGGTAAAACTAATTTAAATCTTGATAAAATAGCAGATATTACAACTGAACGAAAAAAAATATTGGATACTAAAAAAGACCTACTACAGCAAGTAAGAGAATTAAAAACCGGCGAAAATAAAGCAAGAGGCGAAATAAAACCTTTTATAAGTAAAAATGTGCAAAAAAATATTGACAAAAAAAAAGATGAACTTAGCAAAGGATTTTCATCAATCCTTGGTGAAAGTAAGGTAAATGCTATAAATAAACAAGGATTGATGAATATGGGTGTAGATAAAGCTAAGGGTATGTTTGATAAAATTAAGATTGACCCACTGGCCTTATAAGGTATAATTCGAGGGGTTTAGGGATTTAGGATATATTTTTTATAACATTCTATGTATTTCTCCATAGCCTCGTTAACAGTCATTCCCTTGATACTGTTCCAAGCTTCCCATTTGGCACACGCAGTTACATTAACAAACCACGGTTTATCAATATTACAATCGCCCGTCCTCGCCTGTTTGTAATATTTGTAAAACTCCAATTTAATTGTATCAGACAAGCCCATAATTTCCAAATCAATGTCATTAAGCTTGTTTAGAACATCGTCAAACTCTTTTTCCAATTCCTTTTCCATATTATATTTATTGCAAATGTATATATAACTATATAAATATATTTCTTATATTATTTTTATTTAAGAATATAGCACATATATTATAATGACAATGATTATCGATGAATATATTGAATATATGAAGAAATACAAACAGCAGTATGGTGAGAAATGTATTGTTCTTTTACAAGTTGGCTCATTCTATGAAATGTACACAATATATGAAAATAATAACGCCGAGAACAATGATATATATAAGGTTGCTGATATATGCGGTATCATAACTACGAAAAAGAACAAATCAATTGCTGAAATATCCTTAAATAATCCTGTGATGGCCGGATTCCCTCTTCATTCACTTAATAAGTTTACGCAAATATTGCTGAATAACAATTATACTATTGTAATTATTCAACAGGAACAGCAGATGGCTGGCAATAATAAAAATAGGATGCGTACGGTCGCCGAGATATTATCACCGGGCTCCAATATAAATATAACAGATAAGCGAAGTAATTATATGATGGTTATAATGTACGAAATAATAAACGGGTATATTATTGCGGGAATATCAGGAATTGATTTATCAACAGGGAAGACCTTCATATATGAAGTGGGTTCTACGAAGGATGACCCTGAACTCGCAAATGACGAAGTATTTCGGATGATTAGCACATATAATCCTATTGAATTAATTATATTGGGTGATAAAATTGAGGAGAAGGAGAGGAGAAAGATATTAAAAAACTTGAATATTAATAACATTTTGGTACATTATAAATGGGGAGAATGTAAATACATAGAGTTTTTCAAGAGCATAATAAATCAGGTGCAAATATTGGAGAAGGCATTCTTTATGAAGAAGGGGCTGATTTCTATAATTGAGATGTTAAATATGGAGAGACTTACTATATCGCGTGAAGGATTCTGTTGTCTATTACAATTTGCACATGAACACAATGCAGATATTATAAAAGAGCTACAAGTTCCTGAGATTTTTGAGAACAATAATAATATGACAATCGAGTTTAATTCTGCTGTTCAATTAAATATTTTGGGATTGTATCAGAATGATAAGCCTCTCATCGATGTCTTAAATAGGTGCGCTACTGCTTTCGGTTCACGATATTTTAAAGAGAAGTTACTAGCACCTATGATAAATATTAAAAAAATCAATCAGTCTTATGATGATATTGACAAATTACTGAATAAAAATACCTATATAAAGGTGCGAAAGTATCTAGCGAATATTGGTGATTTGGAGAGATTCAAGAGAAAACTTCTTTTGAATAAGGTAGCTCCTCAGGATTGGACAAGCTTCAATGAATCTATGGAGGCTTGTATAGGCATCTATAATATCTTGAAAGATTACGATGACTATGATGAAAACAATAAAAATGAAGGGACTATTATATCAGCTGTACATACTATAATTAATTCTTACAAAGATATTTTGGATTTGGAGAATGCCTCTAAATATAATTTGGCTGATAAAAATAATTGGGGAAATATATTTAAAGAAGGAGTATATGAAGATATAGATAATAATGCCAAGGGTATCAAGATGGCATATAGAGATATTGAGATTTTATGTGAAGAAATAAACCGCATAGGTATTAATGATAGCACGCTATGTAAAATAGATTATAATGATAAGGACCAAGAATATTTTATTTTAATAACTAAGAAAAGATATGAGACGGCTTTTAAAAATAACAAAGATATTATCGGCAAATTTAGCAAAAAGCTGTTATCATCTTCTTCATCAAATTATAAGATGACTAATAGCGAAACTGAGAAGCTCTCAAAAAATATCAGCAAATATAACGAAGAAATCTCGGCGCTTGTATTGAATTATTACAATGGTTTTGTTAGAGAGTTTATAGAAATAAATAATAAAAATATTGATATTCTCATTAAATATCTAATACGCACAGATATAGCAGCAAATAATGCTAAAAATGCCTTTGATTACCGATACAAAAGACCTAAAATATCACTAGATTCTTCCGACGACACTGACGACACTGACGACACTGATGAAACATGTGAAGGCGAGAGAGAATCATCTTTTATTAATATGAAAAACATGAGGCATCCGTTGATTGAGAGATTACACGATGAACTCGAGTATGTTGGGAATGATGTAAGGATAAATGAAGATGGCATATTGTTATATGGAATAAATGCTTCTGGAAAATCTTCATTTATGAAGGCTGTTGGTTTAAATATTATTATGGCTCAATCTGGTATGTTTGTAGCCGCTGAAAAAATGGTATATTATCCGTATAAAAGAATATTTACGAGGATTTCGGGAATGGATAATATATATAAAGGGATGTCAAGTTTCACAGTGGAAATGACCGAATTGCGGAATATATTGCAGAGATGTAATAAATATAGTTTGGTTATTGGAGACGAAATATGCTGTGGGACTGAATCAATATCTGGGATTGCTATTGTATCTGCTGGAATAGATATGCTGATAAATAAAGGGGCCTCTTTTATATTTGCAACACATCTTCACGAACTAACAGAAATGTCTTGTATTAAAGAGCATATCAATGATAATAAATTATTTGTTAAGCATATTAAAATAGATATTGGCAAAAATAATGAAATCATATATAATAGGAAAATACAGGACGGACAGGGTTCTAATATGTATGGTTTGGAAGTATGTAAATCTCTTGATATGCCATTGGATTTCCTTAAAAAGGCCGAGATGTTTAGAAAAGAGTTCACAAAAATAGACAAAGATCTAATTAAAAATAAGAAATCTAATTATAACAGAAAGAAGAAGATTGATAAATGTGAAATATGTCAGGGTATTGCTGTTGAAACGCATCACATTAGATATCAGGAGGACGCAGATGAAAACGGATTCATAGGCTCCTCTCATAAAAATGCAACGCATAATCTAGCATCACTATGTAAAGAATGTCATGGCAAAGAACACAGGGGAATTATAAAAATAAATGGGTACAAGCAATCCTCAAATGGCATTATACTAGACTACGACATCCTATAAGCCTACTGATAATTATTATAAAATACTTAGACTCGGAGCGGTACTTTACACTGGAATATTATTATTTTTTCAATTTTAAAATTGAGTACATCTTTATGTTTTTTCTAAATTTTCAAAAGTTTTTTAGAAATTATAAAATAAATCGAGAGATGTACTCAAATTATTCTTTTCAATTATTATAAAAAATAGGCTTCTTTTTAAGTTATCATAAAGGTAATACTAAATATATTATAAGGGTGTAAATAGCCTGCGCTGGGGGGCAGTTTCCTCCATATCCATTATAAAAATATATATATAGATAAATTAATATAATAATATAATTATGAAAGTTATTAAAAGGAATGGTGAATATGAAGATGTTAGCTTTGACAAGGTCCTTATGCGTCTTAAAAATCTATCAGGTGAGCTAAATATTAATGTATCAGAAATAGCTCAGAAGGTATGCTCTCGTATTTTTGACGGTGTTAAAACGAGCGAATTAGATGAAATGGCTGCATATTTGTGCGGTAGTATGTCTTTGGATAACCCGGAATACAATACTTTGGCTTCGCGTATTATTATCTCAAACCATCATAAAAATACATCTCCTTCATTTTCTGAAACAGTTCAAGCTCTTTATGATAACAAGGATATTCATAATAATAATGCTCCGTTAGTATCCGAGGAGTTATACGAAATCGTGTGTAAAAATAAAGAGAAGCTCAATACTTATATTGATTATCAGAGAGATTTTACATTTGATTATTTCGGCTTTAAAACTTTGGAACGCGCATATTTAACCCGAGTTAATAATAAAGTTATTGAGAGGCCACAGCATATGTGGATGCGAGTTGCTCTTGGAATACATGGTAATGACATTAAAGAAGTGCTGACGACATACGACCTAATGAGTAAAAAATATTTCACGCATGCTACACCAACGCTATTTAATTCTGGAACTAGAAGGCCGCAATTGAGCAGCTGTTTCCTTTGCTCTGTAAATGATGATAGCGTAGCGGGCATTTATGATTCACTAAAAGAGATGGCGCTAATTTCTAAATATGCTGGGGGAATTGGCATTCATATTCATCAGGTTCGCGGTAAAGGTAGTTATATCAGAGGAACAAATGGAACTTCTAACGGAATCATACCGATGTTGCGAGTATTTAATAATACTGCGAGATATATTGACCAAGCAGGGAAAAGACTTGGAAGTATTGCGGTATATCTTGAAACCTGGCATTGTGATATTGAGGCTTTTTTGGAATTGAAGAAAAATCACGGGAGTGAGGAAGAAAGATGTAGGGATCTATTTATGGCTCTATGGGTTTCTGATTTGTTTATGGAAAGAGTGAAAAGTAATAAGCATTGGTCGTTGATGTGTCCTGATAAATGTCCGGGACTGAGCGATGTATATGGCGACGATTTTATTAAACTTTATGAAAAATATGAGAGCGAAGGCAGATATAATAAACAGATTAATGCCCAAGACCTTTGGTTTAAAATATTGGAATCTCAAATAGAGCAAGGAGTTCCATATATCCTTTACAAGGACGCTGCGAATAAAAAGAGCAACCAGAAGAACCTAGGAACTATCAAATCGAGCAATCTGTGTGCAGAGGTTCTAATTTATTCATCACCTGAGGAAACTGGGGTTTGCAATTTGGCTTCGATTTGCCTTCCTACATATATCGAGAATGGCGTATTTAATTATGAGAAGCTTCATGATGTTGTCAAAGTAATTACTAAAAACCTCAATAAAGTTATTGATAAGAACTTTTATCCTATTGAAAAAGGACGCATTTCTAATCTTAAAAACAGACCTATTGGAATTGGCGTACAGGGATTGGCTGATGTATTTATGATGCTCAAACATCCCTTTGAATCAAAAGAGGCTGCCGATATAAACAAAGATATTTTTGAGACTATCTATCATGCTGCTGTTGAAGCTTCAATGGAATTATCAAAAAAACGATATCATACTATTAATCAAATAGCATCAGGTGAATGTGGTGAAAATATGAGCGACTATGTTAATGAGTTTGAAATTAAAAATATTAAAAATAAATATTGTGGTGCATATAGTACATTTGAGGGCAGTCCGATATCACAAGGGCTTTTTCAATTTGATTTGTGGAATGAAAAGCCGAGCGATAGATATGACTGGGAAAGCCTGAGGACTGAAATAATGAATTATGGAGTTCGCAATAGCCTTTTGATATCTCCTATGCCCACAGCATCTACATCGCAAATTATGGGATTTAATGAAAGTTTTGAACCAATTACTAATAATATATTTCAGAGAAAGACTCTAAGCGGAGAGTTTATTGTGATAAATAAGTATTTGATTAAAGATTTGATTGATAAGGGAATATGGAATAAGGAAATGAGGGATACTATTATTTTGCACGAGGGAAGCATTCAGAATATCCCAAATATTGATGCGACTATGAAAGAGCTGTATAAAACTTCGTGGGAAATTAAGCAACGTGTTATTATTGATATGTCAGCAGACAGAGGGAGATATATTTGCCAGACACAAAGCCTCAATATCTTCATAGAAGAACCCGATTTCCAAAAATTGTCTTCTATGCATTTTTACGGACATTCTAAGGGTCTCAAGACGGGTTCTTATTATCTGCGAACAAAACCAAAGGCGAAAACTCAACAATTCACTATTGACCCTGAATTTGCTAAAAAAAAATTGAGATGCGTAGAAGACAACGGCGATAGCTGTGTCCTATGCTCATCATAACACTTATTTATTAACTTGTCTTTTAGTAGTTTTTGGTTTTTCTGCGGTAGTTTTAGGTTTTGCGGTGGTAGTTTTAGGTTTTGCCGTGGTAGTTTTAGGTTTTGCTGTGGTAGTTTTAGGTTTTGCTGTGGTAGTTTTAGGTTTTGCTGCGGTAGTTTTAGGTTTTGCTGTGGTAGTTTTAGGTTTTGCAGTTGTAGTTTTAGGTTTTGCAGTTGTAGTTTTAGGTTTTGATGTGGTAGTTTTAGGTTTTGCTGTGGTAGTTTTGGTAGTTTTGGATACAGAGACTTTCCTTTTTATTATTGAGGCTTTCTCTTTGTGTTTTTGTTTTGCTCTTTCTTTTTCTATTTTAATTTTAGTTTTAATATCTTCAATTAGTTTAATTTGCTTGATAATTTTATCTTTATTCTTGATTTTATCTTGCTTTAATATCTTTATCTTATCTTTAATCTTATTTATTTTAAGTTCTTTGTTATTAACTAATGTGTTTTTGCCGTTCTTACTATTGCTTTTTTCAACTACTTTATTATATTTCATAATCTTCATTCCTCCTGATGTTAATGTTTCATCGTATTCATCGTATTTATTTCCTATTTCTTGTAAAACCATGCCTATCTTTATTATTTCTTCTTGTGTTATTCTATTACGTTCCAAGCTTTCTAAAAATTTAATTAGAGCAGAGTCAACATCAAAAGAAATACCTCTCATATTAATTCTTGTAATAAAATATTGTCCAACAGATTTAAATATAATTGAAATAACTTTATTTACATTTTTGTGCCCGTAACCTAACGAGTCTTCTACCAATTTATGTTTAATATACAAACGCGATTTAATAAGAAGATTTTTATCGGAACTTATATGTATGCCTCTACAATTTTGGTCACTATTCAGAAATAGAGATATGTGAACAAGTTTTTCTACAAGTCTTTCTGTTCCACCACTAGATTTATATTTGTTAATTTCAAGAATTAATTTTACACTATCTATATTTGTACGAATTTGCAAATAACCATCAATTAAAGTCGTTGGTGCTATTAAAGAAGTATTTATTTTCCTAATATTATCGACAGTTAAAAAAATATCTAACTTTGTTAAGAGTTCTTCGTATAAATTTTCTACGAACATTTTCAATTCATGATCAAGTGTTCCGTCTTTATTAATAGCAATTGCAGTAGGACTAAATTGTGCACTTTGCAGAGTCGCAGGTAGCGACGGTGGCGGAGACTCTTCCGGAGACCTTGGCTGAGACGCTTCCTGAGACCCTGACAGAGACTCTTCCTGAGACGCTACGAATCCATCATCATCATCATTTCCAAAAAGATATTCAGTCATATCAAAAGAAGATTCCTCATCTTCGGAATCGGATTTGCGTTTATCTCTTATAGCACCAGTATCTTCCATATTTCTAATAATATAGGATAATTTATTATATAAATATAAATTATTATAATAGTATATAGTATGTCAAATAATGAACCTTTATTGATACCTTCAAATAGATTGACTATTTTTCCTATTGAACATTATGATATGTGGGAAATGTATAAAAAATCTGTTAGTGTCTTCTGGACACCGGAGGAATTGGATTTATCAAAGGACTTAGATGATTTCAATAAGCTCAATAAGAATGAGAAGTTTTTTATTAAGCAAATATTGGCGTTTTTCAGTTCAAGTGATACAATTGTAAATATCAATTTGGGCGAACGATTTTTAAATGATGTACAAGTACTCGAAGCTAAGTTCTTCTATGGCTTTCAAATGGCTATTGAGAATATTCATTCAGAAACATACTCTCTTCTGATAGACACTTATTTTAAAGAAGCTAATGACAAAGAAGAGGCACTTAATGCTATCAATTATATGCCATGTATTAAAAAGAAGGCAGATTGGTGTTTCAAATGGATTAATGACGAATCCGCGCCATTCTCTCAAAGGCTATTGGCATTTGCCCTTGTTGAAGGAGTATTTTTCAGCGGTGCCTTCTGTAGTATTTTCTGGCTCAAAGAGCGCGGTTTGATGCCCGGACTCTCATTCTCTAATGAACTTATAAGCAGAGACGAGGGAATGCATGTAGAGTTCGCTGTCTTGCTGTATTCTAAGATAGTTGATAGATTGCCTCAGGAAACTGTTCATCAAATTGTTAAAGAAGCTGTTGAAGTAGAGAAGAACTTTATTATTGAAAGTATTCCCTGCTCTATGCTAGGAATGAATGCAGATCTAATGTCTATATATATTGAATTTGTCGCGGACAGATTGCTAACTCAATTAAATTATGAAAAAATATGGAACTCAAATAATCCATTCCCTTTTATGGATAGAATATCAATTGAAAGCAAATCTAATTTCTTCGAAAGCCGTGTTTCACAATATAGCAAGGCAAATGTCGGCGGAAAACAGGAACACTCTAAATTACGCACATTTTCTCTTGAAGCAGATTTTTAGACTTTTGCAATTTCGTAATTACTTAAAGAACTTATACACTTATTTTATATAATAATGGATACAATAGTAAACAAATTCGGGAACATTTTCATTGAAATTAAAAAACAAATCAATTACATTATAAATGATAACGATTTTATATATTCAAGCAATTACATCAATTGTATGAATGAAGTTATGATAGTTCTAAGAAAGGCCTTATTTAAATTACAGGATATATATTATAAATATATATTATATCCTAAATTAAAAAAAATCTAATTTTTATTACACAAAAATATTATTATTCTGTGTATCTATAAATGACCAAATGATTATTGGGATATATCTTGTTGCGATAGGCACAATTTTATTTCTCCAAGCGATGCAATGGTATATCTGAGAATAATAGGGTAGTTATTTTTAAGATATAGCTCAACATTATTTGAAAGATTGGTGCATTTTGTAAATATTGATAGATATTTAAGGCTAAAAATGCCTTGTATTATCTCCTGTTCTTCATCGGTACTATTCTTCTTTATTGTTATTGATTGCGATTTTTCGGAACCAAGGATAGTCTCTTGGTCGCAAAAGTCACCTTTACAACTTAATATGAGTTTGTCACCTATGTTTCTAAACTCTATAAACTCGGCAAGATTATTCATATCTCTAATAATTTTTTGAAGATAATTAGAAGGCATATTTATAATCGTGTGAAAATCAACGGGTGGAATATCGAGATTCAGCACATCTATATCCAATACAGACAATTTATAATTTGTTTTATAATTTTTATCATTATTTTCTATTGTTATACCCAGATGATTAGGATCATCTTTTTTAATATAGATTGATAATATGTCATTGTTTGTGATTGTTTTAATAAGCGCATGGAGCCTTAACATATTAATGCCTACGTATGTTTTCTTGGCACACTCATAAATCTCGAACTTATCCGCATCCAGCTTGAGATGTATTAGAACAATATGTGTATTATCCATAGCAACTATTTTAATGCCAGTCTCGTCAATTTCCAAATTGACATCCATCAATATCTCTTTTAGAGCATCTATAACCTGTTTAAATGTAGCAGCCTGTATAGTTTTAATATTTAATAAATATTCGGTATCCATATAAATAGTAAAATATAATATCTCCTTAAATATTATTTCAAATTATTTAACTGTAACATTATATAGCCAAACAACATAGTAAACCAGTTTAACGGGTTCTTCCAAGATAAACGTATCATTTTAATAGATGCCATGTTAGCCCATCTCATATTATCAACATTGTAATTAATATAAATATAATAAAACAATACTAAAATAGCTATAATAGAGATTATAGATAAGATTAATATTGCAATCAATGCTGTTTTCAATTTAGTAGATGTTTCTTTTAATTTAAATAGATAATTAGTATAAAAACACCCTGGCACCTCGTTATTTGCATTAAAGGCTTCAGCATCATTATATTCAATAATACAGGCATTGGGAGAATCAGTTATATCTGCATTACCTCTATCTGATACGGGAATTGCTCCTATTAGAATATTTTCTATATCATAATTCTCAGTTTTAAATGGACGAAACAAATTATCAGAATATGGGATTACATTTGTTATAATATTTAATAAGGATTGTGCATATGTTCTTGCCATTTCAGTAATTTTTTCTTTACGGGAATTATCATTATATATTTTCTTATTATTCAAGTATACTATTACTAATTTTACAAAATCTAAATCCTTATTATCCTTATTATCTTTAATTACATCGCTTATAATTTTAATTTTAGTAATAAAAACATTTATAGCTGAATCATCGCGAGCTACTGTTGCACCTTGGTGTATTTTAGCATTAGCTTCTTTTGATTCAGCATCAGCATCTTTTAATTTTGCATTAGCTTCTTTTAATTTTGCATTTGCTGCTGCTAATGCTTTTTTAGCATTATCTAACCCTGCTTTATTAACATCGTAACCACCCGAATGAACAATACCAACAGTATGTATATTGTGTCCATTTAATTTTTTAATTATTTTTGTAATATTATTATCATTATTAAAAAAATCTGCCTCCATATCACATATAATATTTAACATATTTTCTATATTTTTGTTACCGTATTTTAATTCACTAATTGATTTATCAAAATCTAAATAATCTGGATAATATATAGACGGGATAATTGAGCGTCTTAGAATATATATAATTATTAGTATTACTAAGACAATGACAACTAATATTCGTTTAAACTTATGATAATCATCGCAACTGCTATTATTTATAAAATAGCAATATTGTTTAATATATTCTTGAAGTTCGGAACCTTTAAGTTTTAAACGGATAACTTCTGCAAAATTAGGCGCATAAGAAATAGCACCATATATTATTGAAAAAATTACCAAAACAATTGTCACCAACATAAAGACATCTAATAATATATTTGTAATATTTAATGTAAAATATTTATCATTATAATACATATTTTGGTCAAGAAGAAGACTAATAAACAGCTTATAATCAACCGTTTCTCCAATTAATATCTTGTTTTCTGTTGATAATTGAGTGCCTTTCAGGGGATATGTACCATTTTCTATTACAATAGTATCGTTATCTACTTTGTCTGAAACAATATTATTATATACATAATAATTATAGACAGTATTTGCGAATATTAATGTGGTTATTATTATTATCAAGCATATATAAAAGTTAATAAAAAACAGTGTCATATCATATTTCTCGTTGTCAACAAAATATGCTGTTTCACAAGGCATAATATTACCTTCTTTTATTAAAATAATAATATTTTAAATCTTAATCTAAACAACTCCGAGAATGGCTGTTTTGATTTCATCTACTATTGTTTCAATCAATTCCTTCATTTTATCAATATACCCTTCTATATTTTCCTTCATATCATTATCAGTATATTTAATAATCATTAATATTGCTAAAATTACCAGACATCCTATCATTATTTCTAATACTAAATATAAATTGAACCAATATACAGCACCCCAATAATCCAATTCTACATATAACTTATTTGAAAAGTATATAACATTATTATTAACACTACCAATTTCATCATTTTTATAATTTTTAATTTTATTCTTAACAGAATCATTTTCATTATTATCTATATTATCAAATATCAGCTTTTTTTCATATTCTAAATCTTCTATTATCGCTTTATTTTCAAAATCGTGTCCTAGTAAAGATCTTAATGTCAAGGTATTGTGTATTTCCTCGTCTATTTCAGGTATACCTGTATTAGCAACTCTTCCAAATATCAGCTTATTCAATTTAATTAATATATACGGGTCATCAATATTGTTCTTAACAAAATATAAATAGGTAATAAGTACCAATAACAATGTTTTATTTATATTATCATTAGCTGCATTATCTACCGAATATAATAATATACTTTTCATTTTTGTAAAGAATGTATTTGTATATTTATTCGCATTGTATATATTTGCATCGTAATTAAAACTGTAATTAATAGCTATCATCTTTTCTTCAAACTTCTTTTTAACATCATATATATCTTGGTCGGAAGTTCCTTCAATTACATTATATTTCCCATTGACATAGCTAATATCACCGCCATATGCTATATCATTAAATGCTTCAATTATTGTATTGCTAATGGGTTTATCAGATATTAAATATTTATTCACTTCATTTCTAATATATTCGTCGGCAACAATTAATTCACCATACATTGCCTCTATTTTTTTATAAGTTCCGCTGATAAATACAAAAAAATATATTGCACTATGTATAATGCAATAAATAACAATACATAATGCTATTACTACCAAATAAATATTTTTGTTCATAATTTTTGTAATAAATAGCTCTTCTTTTATTTTGCCATTACTTGCAATATTAAATATATATGTATAAAAATCGTATATTAATGCGATTAATACGATGAATATTATAATAAATACTAATAGTAAAATTATCTCGTAAAAATCATTATTAGTTTTTACATATAGACCTGTCGCATACTTATCATTTGACCATAATAATGTCGTGGGAATTAACATAAATAACCCATTCAATATATATCCGTAAATATCCCTTTTATTACTATTATCACCATTCTCTGCATAAAGAATTATTATTCCATCCTTTGTAATTATCTTCTTAGAAGTTCCGTTCGCAGATGTCTTCGCATTTTTGCTAATTGATACAATATCACTATATAGACTTTTATTTATATTAATATCCACGGTATTATTTTTTGAATAATCATAATAGTCTTCTAATGTATACTCAATGCTATAATATTTAGTAGAAAGGCCATCATTATAGCTGGCTATTATTTTTTCCTTATTTATTTTATTATTATCAATAGATATCTCGTCGTACAATATCATAAAATGTTCGGGGTTTAAAATATCTATATTTTCCAATTGAATTTTAATATTATCGTCTTTGTTGCTTTTTATAGAATATTTAAGATATGTAAGGTCAATAGGGCTAGGCGGAGGATTCGCTTTAGCATCAATTGTATGCAGAGTTAGAGTAAACTGTTTCATATCAATTATTTTTACCGAACTTGAATTAAATTCGCTCGATACATCATATTTATAATTATTGTTGGTATTTATTGTATTAATATAGTTTATTAATTTGTAATTATAAATATCTTTTAGTTTGTAGTGTTTAGCATCTTCGCTCGTGTTATGTACAATTATTTCTTTAATAGAATATATTGTATACAAAGTATAATTTATAAGTGCTAATATTAATATTACTACTATTAATACAGCAACTATATATATTATATTCGTAATAATATTAACTAACATATCATTCATTATTAAATATATATTCTAATTTAATAATTATAATAAAAATTAACAGGTTTCTTATTAGAAATTAATAATAAATGCTATATAAATACCAATCATTGCTACCATATAAGCAATCGCCGTATTAAAATATGTGCTAACGAAATAATCCAATGGCAATGGTAAACTAGTATTAAAGATCTTTTTATTAATATACTTGCAATCATAAATTAAGAAATATGCCACGCCGAATGTAGCAAAGAATATACCTGCTAATACTGTTGTAATTAGTCCAAACTTATAATAAATAACATGTGAAGACTTATAGCCTTTTATAATATTAAAGCTATCGACTAGTTTTTTCCTTATATCTTTATATTTAGTATATAATTCGGAAATTTCAGAAGGTTTAAAATCGCTATATACTTTTGTTTTTATAGCAGACCTTATTATATCAATGTGCTTATCTATATTTTCTGGGAATATTTCTTCTATATTATTTTCTAATTTGCTGTATATACATTTCGGGTTGTCACAAAGATTTTGAACATTCTTAATTGTTTTTTTTGCATTATTACTATTTTTATTAGTTACTATAATTGTCATGCACATTTTAAAATATTTATCTACATCCACCTTAGTTTTCAACAACTGTATTTTTTCTAAATATGATGCGAGAGTATCTCTTGTAATATATTTACCCCTAGAAGGGTCATGAATCTTAATTAAAACACAATCAATATTTTCCATAATCGCAGCATCTATGATTTTAATATTATCATGTATCTTAATATCTTCTTCATTTGTACCCATAAACTCATTATACAAGATATATGAGTGAAATAAGAAAGCTATAAGAATAAATATTTGAAGACCACGTATAAATGTGTATTCATAATTATAATTTTTATAAATATCATAGTTAAAATATGTTTTATAAAATGCAATTTTTATTTCATTGGACAATGCAGAAGTTGAAAACACATTTATAATAGTATTATACCAAAATAGGAAAAACAGGATACCGTATATAATTACAAAATTAAAATTATTATAATCTACGGTATCGTTTTCGGAAAACATAGCATCATAATTGCAATATCGTAAGTTTAAACTATCATAACTCGGATTGTTTTCTTTTGACGATACAGATAACAGTTTAAATCTACTAGACCCAAAATTGCTTATCTCCATAATATTTACAACAAGTACCACGATAAATAAAAATATAATTAATGATTGTACAATAAACTCTATTATAAAATTAATATTCATTAATATTTTATTAGCCTTTTACTATATATTTTTATATTTTTTATTTGATAAATTGATTTAATGTATTGTCTTGTTTTTTAAATAGCTTTAAATATCCATAATAATAAAAAGATAGTTATAGGATAACTTATTCTCAATAAGAACTCTTGGAAATCAGTCAATATATTATCACCAATATATTTAGATAAATAATATGTCAGCATTCTATCTATCGAAATACCTAGAACAATTACAAGAGAAAATAATGATAGCTTAATAACTTCTGTTCTTTTTAAGTTCATTCTATCAAAGAAATTGTATTCATTTCCCCTCCTTTTTGAATAATCATTATCGGGCTGCTTATAAGAATTATTGTGATTCACCGGAACTAATGATGTATTCATACTATGTATATTTTCAACCTTATATTGTGCCTGTTGAGCCTGTTGAGCCTGCTGTGCCTGTTGAGCCTGCTGTTGAGCTAATTGAGCCATTTGCTGCGCCTGCTGTTGAGCTAATTGAGCCTGTTGAGCCTGTTGAGCCTGTTGTTGTGAATATTGAGGTTTTGAATGTTTGTCTTCCATATCATTATTACTCATTTTATTAATTTTTTGCGGGGAATATGAATTATCCATATTATCACCTAATAAATTGTCGTCTCCACCATATAATAAACTTAAATCTGTCATAATATCTATATATATATATGGAAATAAATTATAAAAATCTAAAAATAATAATCTTTTAGTATTACAGATTAAATGAATAAATTCATTGATTACGAGAGTTTTTTTACATATATATCATTAATATTAGCTTTTGCCATATTCATCGTATTAATGTATGGGTGTATAGCTGATAATTATAGCGGCGGCAGCATTATAGAAAGGTTTTCAACTACTGAGCCTGTCCATGCTGTTATATCAAGCATAACAGTTGATCCTACGACAAAAGCAATAACAGGAATAACTCTTGGACCTAATAAAGGAAAATATTACAAAGACAGACCTCCCACAATAACTATTCCTAAACCTACGGTAGCAGATTCTACACAGGCAGAAGCTACAGCTATATTAAAAACAACCCCGATAGACGGAACTACCCCAGCATTTTACGAAATTGAAAGAATACAAATAACCCCTGGAAAAGCAGGGACCAAGTATGAAACTGCCGATAGTAGCAAGATAACATTTGGACCGAGTATTGCGGAATATAAAGCGGCTGCTGCGGCTGCTAATACAGCAACAGAACCTGTATCTGCTGTTATAGCAAACATAACGGTTGATTCTACGACAAAAGGAATAAAAGAAATAACTCTTGGAGCTAATAAAGGCAAATATTACAAAGAAAAACCTCCCTTAATAACTATCGGAGCTCCAACGGATACTACTGGGACAGCTGCAACAGCAGAAGTTAAATTAAAAACAACACCTATTGCAGGTGCAGAATTATATGAAATTGATACTATAACTATTACAAATGCTGGTAAAAACTATGTAGTATCTGATTCTTCAAAAATAAGTTTAGAACCTATTGATGTTTACATTGCACGCGTAAATCCTGTAATCACTTTAACAGATGAACAAAAAAACAGTATAAAAGATTTGATTGATAAATGCACAGCATTAAAAAATAAAACACCCTATAAAAACAAAATTGATACACAAACTTTAAGAAAAACAGATGTTGATGCTATTATAAAAGAAGTTGGAAGTACATAAAACAACAGGCTAATAATGAGCCTCATTTAAGTATACACATATCTTGTTAATGCACTCGAATATTATATATAATTTTGGAAAAAATCTAGCCCGTGATATTCTAGCTATTGTAGATTGATACATTTTAATCTTCTTCTCCGTCACCATCAATATCATTGTTATTTACAAAGTGTTCGTTATATTGTCTCAATTTTATTCCCTCATTGCTATAATCAATCTCTTTCTTTTTATAGTCATTTATATTATCTCTTGAATATTCTTCTGTTTCATCTTCACTATCACCTTCAATCTCTTCTTGGTAATATTTGTAATCTATATAATTCATCTTATATTCAGGATTTAATATCGAACCTTCTGGAAACTTATTCTGTTTTGGTTCATAATAATAAATAGCAAATACAATATTATGATTAACACCCTTAAAATCATATAGTGTTCCACGATTTGTTTCAAATCTCAAAGATATCCTCGATAATTTGCCAATAGGATGAAACTCTCTTACAGGCAATTTAGTAATAGCCAACTTTTCACTATTGATACCTACATTATCTACACGAAACTTGGCTAAACCAAGAGAATACTTAGAATATGACAATGAACCAAATAGATGCTCTTCTATTTCTGGACATTTTAATACAATATATTTATTCCCAATTAAATATACTATACCAGGCGATGTTATTATATGTTTATCATATTGTATAGTAAGTATTACTTTTGTAATCTCGGGATTTAATATACTATGAAACATTTTGTACATTTTCGGATTACTATTATACATCGGCTTATATTCATATTTATCATTGATATAATTAGGGTTTATAGAATTGTATAAATCAAAACCTAGATTCTCGTATATAGTAGACCGCTTCATATCAAATATAAATGGTAATCTACTATATATATCTAACAAGTTTGTCAATTCAGCCGGTTCTGAGTGTTTTTTAAATCCTATCTCAGTATCTTCTATTTCTTCATAATTTAATAAAAATGTTTTCAATGTATAATCTCCCGTATCAATTGGCATCTTACTAAATATATCAGCGTAATCTATCAACTCTGTTTTTCCGCTGTTTTTTGTGCTATTATCATACAGCTTATACCAAAATGGCATATCCATGATACTATTATTTTTACATAATATTACCTCGTCTGCTCTAAGAGCCTTATTATATATCTTAAAATCCTTTATATACATTACAGCATTCATATCAGTTGTCCAATTTTCTTTATATAAATTGCCATTCAGATTATTAGTAATAGGAGCAGCAAGAGATTTTCCTATATATTTCTTAACATAGAATACATTTTTTATAGTTTTTTCTACGGTTATCTGTTTTGTAATATTTATTGAAAGAGAATTATTTGATATATATATATTCCATTTTTTTTCAAATATCGTCCAGCATATATGAACCTCTTCTTCTAAATCAACATCGGAAATTACATGCGTATCACCTACTACACTACCGTCTCCCATAATAAACTGGATATTATATAAAGTTCCAGAACTTCTCTTGACTACACTTACACTCATTCCAGTATATTTCTCTTTCGTTTGCTTCCATAAATGGTAATATCCTAAACTAAATACACAGTATGTATTATTTTTAGAAGGACTGTATGTGGCTTCGGCCTTAATTTTAAAAGAATATGTAATTCCTATATCGGTTCCTCCTATAAAACTGCTATTAGTGTCAGTATTTATCTCAGGACCCGCTACATGATTTGAATATATATTATATATATTTATGTTATTACTTAGTTCTATAAAGCCCCCGTCCGTTATTTTTGTATAGCCATCAACATATGTACAATTGCTCGTAATTATATCGCATGCTATTTTTTCAGTTACACCATTCTTAATTATAGGGTCATTTTCGTCAGTTCCCAAATAATAATATAATAGGTTATTTTCAATATCTATATTATACATAGTACGCGGAATACTCGCATCTATTATTTCCATACCAATCACATTTTTAAAGGGAACAGTAAAATCAACTACATACTTATTGGGATTCGGATATTTATCTCTATCTCTGTCAGTACTATCTATTAAAAATGTGTAATTCTGTTTTATACTATTATTTTTAAGATAATTAATATCTTCAATTGACATTTGATCCCTCTCTGACACCTTATTAAATATACTGATATTATTATTTATATCCTAAAACAGCCTAAAAGTTATTAAATATCGTCTGTTTGATATAGTTATTACTATTATCTCCTTTTCCATATTGTCGTATTTTTCGTAGGATTTTTGGAAAATACATAGTAATGAATGACGTTATGTCATCATCATTGTTATATCTGTATATCCGCACGAACTCCTTAAAATAGATGTAAAATATTGCTCTCAATACAATATAGCAGTATGAGTGTGTTTTCTCGTACCACTTATTATTCCCCTGTTTGTTCAATATTTTTTTAGCGATAGCTATATTATGCTCTTTATCCTTTGCAAGTGTCTTCTTGAAATTGGCGAAAGACATATTATGTTCAATACAATAAAATATGGTATTTAATATGATACCATATGTTTCAATTATTGCCTCATTAGGTAATAAATATTGTTTCTCAGCTATCCCGCACATATTCTTTATTTGCTTAATATTTGCATTAGTCCACCCCTCAAAATGTATATCATGATGATGATGTAATAATTCGTGTAATATAACCTTTTCATAATCTTCTTTTCTTACAATATATACGTTATTTGAATTAATATATGTGAAGCCCCCATTAATATTTGCAGCACATATGCTATCCCCCTTTTTGTTAGGAAGCTTGCGTTTAATAGGATTGAGCAATATATAATAGTTAAAATCTTGCGCCGGCTTAATATTAAATAGCTTTTTAATCAAAAAAACACGGTAGATACTATTAAACAAATGCTCGCGTGCTTTTATAGTAATCGCTTTATCAGAAAGAGTATAAAAATTAATATTTTTATAAGTAATATGATATGCGTAATTACACTTATCAAAATATTTAATGCAGAAATCCCATTCAAAATAACTATCTTTTAATAATAATTCCTTAAAGTTTTTAAAACACACTAAGCCCTTTCCGGCATCGGATATATCCTTGATATATATATCATTCCTGTTAATATTATAGTTTTCCTTAACTATTTTGTATAATTCGTATTCGTTTTTATTATTCATTTATAAAAAACTGTCTGCTTTCTTTAATAATCGTAGATATATATTTATCTTCTTTGAGTTTTGAAGATATATCTAAGAGTTTTCCTGATATTATATTTTTATCACCTTCTTTATCACACAATTCAATAGCTCTCTTAATAAAATAAGTGTATACCTCTGTTTTAATAGAATACTTAAAATTATTCTGCTTTATATCGCTAACCCAACTATTATTCTTATCTAAATACTCCCAAGCATTATTTGATATATATCTATATTTCCCCTCCAATATCTTAAATACTACCAATGATATGTCATAGTCCGTATTATTGATAACGCATAAATCTATACAATTATTTATATCCATATAAAATATAATAATAATAAATGCTTATTTATAAATTACCGCCTCCTCCTGTCCCGCCCGGTGGAGATAAAAAATCTACGACAGATAAGAAAGCCACCGCTTCTAATCAACGAGTTATATCCAAGGAAGCAGCTGCCGAAGACAAGAGCAATCCAGATGATTTTAAAAAGTTTGTATCAACGGGCAAGCTCTCATTCTTAAAACACCAGAGATGTATCCATATGACTATGGAACAGTATAACGACCGTGACCATATAAATGAAAATATGTGTTACAAAGAGTTCAATTGCAATATGCATGATATTGAGAAAAATATAATCGAAAACCTAAACCTTATTAAAAAAAGGGTTAAATCAACTTTCAGACGATGTAATGATATTCTATTGCCTCTCCCAATATATGTATCAATTGCTAAGATAATATCAAAAGATGATAAATATGTATTAAAGAATATGTTCTCCGATGTAAGCTATAATTTTTCAGACACCTTTTTTGAGAAATACACATTCAAGGGTATGATGAAAATAATTATATATATTCCTAATTTGATGAAAAATGAAGGTGATTATTACAACTATTATCCGTCTCTTGCTACTTATACTAATCAAAACAAATGGATGGAGTACATGACAAGCAAAGATTCATATTTTTTAAGGGCCCTTGATAACAAAGTAAAAAAATCAGAAAAAGCAAGATATGATAACCTATTAAAAAGGTCCTTAAATAATATTTGCAATGATTTTGGATGCGTATCAGAAGGTGCAGGCGAAGATATAAATCATATAAAGGGTGATTATGGGGGCGGCATTTATATGCCAACAAAATGCCTACAATTCAAAGAATATGCATCAGAATATTATATGAACAGAGATTTTAACGATTTATATTCAAAAAGTAGCGATGAAATAAAAAAAATATACGAAGATGTTAAAAAAGAAGCTGAGAAAGAAGCTAAACCAGAAGAAGGTGCCTTAGAAGAAGAGGAAATGGATGATATATCTCGTGATGCTATTGCAGAATCTCTCGCATATGCCGGAAGAGAAGGCAAGGTTGGAAATAAAATAAATAGGTCATATAATAATACTATTATAAATGATATAAAGTTTAGAACAGAACCTGGGAAAAGCTATCCTGGCATTCAAGATATTACATTTAGTATGTTTAAAATAAGTGAGACATATTCTAAGTTTTCTAATTTCTTTCATTATATGCCATGGGGTGATATATTATTAAACTACGAATATGTATTGAACAGCGGCAATACATTCAACTTTGAAGATACAAAATATTTACAAAAAGATTTAACAGTCCCTGTATATTTAAAGTTCAAATCATTAGATGATAATTACTATATGGAGTTTAATAATGAAGGAATACTTACACTATATAACAAAGATGGTACCCAAAATACTGTTATACACGCAGCATATGGTAAAAATCTCAAAAATACAAAAAATAGAAAGCTAGTATTTGACGGTTTAAATGGGATATTACATATACAAGGTGAACCACCTGAGAATAATGATACAGTGACTATAAAATATCTCGGCAATAAAAATATACAACCTTTCAGTCTCATATTAGATACATCACCCGGTAATCTTGGAAAACTCAAAATATATGATTTAGGCTTTAATTTAATATTTAATAATTAAATAATATACAGATATTATATTGAATATTAGTTAATAGATTTTTTTTTAGGTAATATATATATATTATATAATATATAATATTAGAAGAATGATTAATAATGAATGGGATATATTAGATTTATATTTTAAAGATCATAAATATCCTTTTACTGGACATCATTTAGATAGTTATAGAAACTTTGTCAAAGTAAAGATACCTGAAATAATAAAATCTAATAATCCTATTACTATGATTAAAATGGATGATAGTAATAAGAATCTTGTTGTAAAAGTTGATATTTATATAGGCGGATTGAATGGTGACAATATATATGTTGATAGACCAATAGCATTTGAAAATGGAACCCCTAAATTGATTACTCCCAATGATGCCCGAATGAGAAATCTTACATATGAGACCCATCTATTCACTAATGTCTTAGTTAGGATTACGAACGACAAGGGTATTGTAAAAGACGAAGAGTTCAAAAATATAGCTATTGGCGGTATCCCTATAATGCTTCATAGCGATATCTGTTTGTTAAAAAATAACGGCTCAGATATTTTAAAATTGATGGGAGAATGTCCATATGATACAGGAGGGTATTTTATTATAGATGGCAAAGAAAAGGTAATCATTGCACAAGAGAATATAGTAACTAACAAATTATTTACTAGTAAATTGACAGATGACCCAAATGGATTTAGTTACAAGGGAATAATTCTCTGTGTCGCCGATAAAGGCTCTGTGAAACCCTCAAAGATTCAATTTTTTTATGTAGATACTCCTATTAAAAGCAACGGTATATATCATGATGAAAAAATAAAAGTGCAATATAATAACAAAAAATACAATTACGGCTCTATTTTAGTATCCGTCCCTTCATTTAAAGAAAAAATACCCCTATTCATTTTATTTAGGGCTCTTGGTATAGAGAGTGATAAGGATATATGCGATGCTATATTTGGGAATTACGGCGATGAAATGGAAAGAGAGTATTTTCAAAACTTCATAAGACCGAGCATAATTAGTTCGCTATATGTACATAATGAAAGGGAATATTGTATATATACGCAAGATGATGCGCTTAACTATTTATATAAGAAGGTTAGATATGCAACGGTTGAACACGTTAAATCAGTTATAATGACAGATATATTTCCTAATATTGAGGATATAGAAAATAAAGGGAAGTATCTCGGATATCTCATTTTACAATTTATTAAAACTGTAATAGGAACATTGCCTATCAGTGATAGAGATAGTTATATATATAAGCGCGTAGATATCAGTGGTTTTAAACTGACTGAATTATTTCAAGAATCCTACATAAAATTGCGTGATGATATTAGAATAAGATTAGACAGAGAATATTACTACGGTTCTTACAAAGAGAAGAACGAATATGATAAAATCATAAACAATAACAATATATACAAAATAATAGATTATTTAATTATCACACAAACATTCGCAAAATCTCTCAAAGGCCGTTGGGGACAAATAAGCAATAGCGACCCCGAACTTGGAATTGTTCAAGATTTATCTCGAATAAGCTATATAGGCTATTTATCGCATTTAAGGCGTGTAAATATACCTATTGATAGAAGCATAAAAATTACGAGTCCTCACAGATTACACTCGCAACAATGGGGTATGATGTGTCCTTTTGAAAGCCCCGACGGAGCTTCAATAGGATATCTTAAAAATATGGCATTATTGACAAAAATAACAGCAGGGATTAATGTAGAAAATATAAAGAAATGTCTAGTAGATATAGGGATAATTCCATTAAATAGATGCAATTTTTTAATAAATAAAAACATAACTGCTGTATTTTTAAACAGTTCTTTGTATGGATATACAGGAGACCCCATATTTATCACAAGAATATTAAAAGCTTACAGAAGAAATGGATTAATTAATATATTAATATCTATATCATGGAGTATTCCGAATAATGAAATAAGAATATTTACGGAAGCAGGGAGACCATGTAGGCCTCTATTAATCTTGAAAAATAATAAAAAGACCGAATATCCATACAATGATATATTAGTATATAAAAATAATAACTTTAATAACTGGTTTGATATGCTCAACGGCTCATATAATAAATTAAATGAAGCAGAGAAAACCGACGATTATTATTATAGAGATATATATAATAAACCGATTGAAGATAATACTTCGGGTGTTCTTACAGGTATTGAAAAATATACAGGCGGATATATATCAACTATTTTTAACATGGGTGGTGGCAAAAAAACGCCTAATGAAACTAAAATCAAAGACGATGATGATAGTGATAAAAATATAGATATCGAGGGATATAATAATTATTATAGAAGCCTCTATGATAAAATTTTGAATGAGCTTGAGAACAAAGGTGCTTGCATAGAATATTTAGATAATGAGGAAACTGATACGAGTTTTATAGCTATGAATAAGGAGGATATAACACCACTTCATACGCATTTAGAAATACATCCTTCAACGATATTAAGTGTAGTTTCTGGAAATATTCCTATGTGTAATCATAATCAATCTGCGAGAAATGTGTTTCATGCCGCACAATCTAAACAAGCCATAGGAATGTATGCTACAAACTTTAATTCCAGATTTGATACTATGAGCTATGTTCTTCATTATCCGCAAAGGGCAATCGTGAATACAAGAATAGCTCAATATACTTCGAGTGATTATATGGCAAATGGATTTAACACGATTGTTGCAATTATGACATATTCCGGTTTTAATCAAGAAGATAGTATTATGATTAACAAGGCAGCGATAAACAGAGGATTAAACTATCTATCATATTACAAATCGATTACTGCGACAAGCAAAGTTATTTCTGACACTGAAAGAATAATTTTTGGAAATCCTATAAAAATGCGAGATAGTGGTGTAAAAATAATAGGGATTAAAAAGAAGGATTATTCATATATAGATGAAAACGGTTTTATTAAAAAGGGTGTATATATCCCACAAGGACAGGAAGTAATTATAATAGGCATGATAAGTATTCGGGAAAAATATATAGAGGTTGAGAACGGTGTATTTATGGAACAGAGAAAAGAGACTGTATATACTGACGTGTCAATAAGTACAGATAATTCGTTGTATGGCACTGTTGATAATATATACATATCTAATAAAATATCGGGCGACGATTCCAAAATATGCAAGGTAAAGTTTTTAAAAATTAAAAAGCCTGAGTTTGGCGACAAGCACGCATCGCGTCACGGACAAAAAGGTGTATTGGGTATGATAATACCAGAAGAAAATATGCCTTATACAAAGGATGGCATTAAACCGGATATTATAATAAATCCTCATGCTATCCCTTCGCGTATGACAATAGGCCACCTCGTAGAATGTATATTTGCCAAGATGTGTTGTCTTGACGGGTTATTAGGGGACGCAACTGTATTTATTCCAATAGATAACGAGGTAATACATAAAAAGCTTGAAGATAATGGATATGAAAAATATGGTAATGAAATACTATATAACGGGTTTACAGGTCGTCAAATAGATACTGAGATATTTATAGGGCCGACATATTATTTTAGATTAAAACATATGGTTGCTGAAAAAATTAATTCAAGAGGTATTGGGGCTATGACTCAATTAACAAGACAACCGACAGAAGGAAGAAGAAAAGGCGGTGGATTACGTATTGGTGAGATGGAAAGAGATACTGTTTTAAGTCACGGAATATCTATGTTCTTAAAAGAAAGTATGATGGAAAGGTCTGATAAATATATGTGGTGTGCTTGTAAACGATGCGGAACTCTCGTTGCCTTAAATATTACCAATGATATTAATGTTTGTAAAAACTGTAATAATGATGATATAGTAGCTATCCAAACGCCATACGCATTCAAGCTTTTAATACAGGAGTTTGAAGCAATGGGAATACAATTACGATTAAATACAGATGAACTTGAAATACCTCATGATAAAACTGAACAATATATACATAAACACAAAATAGAAGGCGATGGCGACAGTGATAGCGGCAATAGTGGCGATAGCGATAACGATAGCGACAATCCAGATAGTGACAATGGCGGAGAATCAAGCGACAATCCAGATAGTGACAATGGCGGAGAATCAAGTGACAATGAAGATAATGAAGGAGATAAATATAATAATAACGTTAAAAAGGTTATGGAAAAATATCATAAAAACTTTAAAACAATGAAACACATTGTAAAGATTGGTGGGGGCAAAAATGAAGAGTTTGAAGATTATGAAGAAATACATGGAGGCAATTCAGAATCATCTTCTGATGTATCCGAAGAACATGATGATTACGATGACAACGATGATGACAATGACAATGATGACAACGACGATGACAACGATGACAATGATGACAACGATGATGATGATTACGATGACAATGATGACGATGACGATGACAATGATGACAACGATGATGATGATTACGATGACAATGATGACGATGATGACAATGATGATAACAAAATAAAATATGGTGGTGCTAGCGGATATTTTGTAGGAGGACAAGCGCTAAATGCAAAAATGGGAGAAGATAATATAAATAATAGATATGATGAATTAATGCAAAATAATTATGATAACACAGGCGGAGGGAGAGGCGATGGTAATGATACTATTGAAGAATATAAAAATATAGAAAGAGAAGATAATTGTAAAAATTTAAAAATAGTTACTATAATATAATGAATAAAAGGGTAAAACAAATAAATAAAAATAATTAAATTATTAGATAGTATAGTAAAGAAGAAAATGGAGGTATTAGAGGTAGTTTTATATTTTGTATTGACATTAATATTATTAGCATTAATAGGTGTTTTGTCCTGGTTAATATATGATTATTATGAGTATAAAAAAGCAGTTAAAAGTAAACTAAGTGAAACAATTGCGATATCTGATGATAATGATAGTTTATTAAAAAAAGAGGTTACAACTGATTATGACAATAAGTTTAATATACATAGTCAACATATTATATCTACTAGCAATATATTGAGAGATGAATATAGAAAATATGCAAATAATACAAGCAATATATTGAGAGACGAATATAGAACATACGCTAATAATACCAGCAATATATTGAAAGACGAATATAGAATATATGCAAATAATACCAGCAATATATTGAGAGACGAATATAGAACATATGCAAATAATACCAGCAATATATTGAGAGACGAATATAGAACATATGTAAATAATACAAGCAATATATTGAGACCTGAATATATGACTAAGTTAGACAATTCTAGCTCTAATTTAAATAAGTTTTTCTCTTTTGGAGTAAATAATGATAATAGTATAGTAAATAGTAAGATTCATAACAGAACTTGGGATCTAAGCGATAATGAAAGTTTAAAATTAATGAGGAATACAATAGCTAATAACAATCTGACGGCAGAAAAAGGCGTTAAAATATATACTGATTCAGGTGCTACCGGTACCTCTTCAAAAGGACTAGAATTATGTGATAAAAGTGGCGCAAATTGTTGGAATCTATATGTAGATTCGGATGGCGATTTGAGAGCAGTAAACCCTAATGATGCAACTTATAATTTGAAATTTAGCGATTTAGTGTAGAAATATATAAATCAAAGATATAATTAAAATAAAAATAATTAAAATAATTAAATAATATAGAGATTATTATATATAATGAAAATGAAGGATTTATTATTGCTGTTATTGACTATTATATTTGTTATTTTAAGCATATTCTATATTGTCAGTGTTTGTAATTATGATATAAAGGAGCTCTTTATAGATAAGTATTCAGGGATTGGTAAAAAATGCGATTTAGATAATATTTTAGGACAATTTAGTAATCTTAGAAGTAATGCTAAATATACAAGTGAAATATTAAGAGACGGTAATGTAATTGAAGATTATCACACAGATTATAAATGTGATAATAATAGTTATGAAAGTCTATATTTAACAAAATATATTGATGTTAAAAATAGGGATTTATTGCTAGCATACAGTTGCATTAAAATTAAACCAAGTCGACTCATATCTGATATAACGGATTTAAATCCAGATAATTTACACAATAATTCTTACAAAGTAATGCTAACTGAAAAAAATGAAACATACGTTGAATATGCTAATATTGGTGAATTAACAAATAAAATTGATGCAAAAATTAAAAATATTATAAGAGAAACCAGTTTGCTGAATACAACTACAAACTCTTTTTATTTTCCCATATATGTATTTATTTCACAAGCTCCGTATTTAAAGAATGCAACTGAAAATATAAAGGTTACAGATTCTAACAGAGGAGCTAATGGTACTAATTACGATTCTTGCTCCACAAATTATACTGTTAGGAATAACAATATATGCAGTAGTACTTTTAGAATGAAAGCAGAAGTTGCAATAATATTCTTGGGATTATCAAGAGCTGGCGGTTTTATAACTGATGTAGGAGTTGTTAATCGCAATATTATTGCTTTAAGAAGCCTATTATCACAAAATAATAGTAATAGTAAACAATGTTTCTTAAAGTGTGCAACAAATGATGATAAGCATGCATGTGGCTGCTTAAATATGCCAGGTTCTTATGTTATAAATAACAATACTTACAATTCTGTATGTCTAACTAATAATCAGGAGACTAGTATGACTATGGTATATTTTGTAAATCCTTACGCCAATACTTATTCAGATGAAAAATATGTAAATGGCGGAGAACCTACAAGTAAAGCGAACAGTTTATTAGAGTTTAGATGGTACGGAACTAATTAGGCAACTTAAATTGGTTAATCATCGTCGCAAATGAATCTTATTCTTTCAACAGGAAGAAGCTTGAACCTTTCAACTTTTTCCCAAAATGTATGTATTTTGTCGCTAATAGCTCCCCATTCATTTTTATTAAATATAACTCTTTGTGTATTTATTTTGTCCAGCTTCCAATAAGTAAGTTTTACAAACTTATAATTATTGTTCTCTGGATTTTCATTAAATGTTTCTATTTTATTTTGAATATCATTAATATTTTCAGAAGCTGTCTTATTAATATCGCTGCTATTGCTGCTATTGCTGCTATTGCTGCTATTGCTGCTATCGCTGTATAAATAAGTATATTCTCCGCTCCCACCACAAGAGATATATTCTGCAATTATACCGTGTTTAATATTTGTATCTTTATTGTTTTCAAATTCTTCCATATATTCTCTTTCTTCTAACGCTAAAAACATGCACTCTACATAATCACATTCATTTAAATTGCAAACAGCCAATTGTCCTTGTATTTGCATCAAATATTTTTCAGGTATATAGCCATCTACTATTTTGCGACTATAAGGACATTTGATTTCTATCATAATCCCAAGTTCATTAATTCCATCAGGCGAAGCCCCGAAATGTTCGTTTTGAGAATCGCAAATAAGCCCAAACTCGTATATATTAACATTACCATTAACTTCTGAATATATACGAGAAGCCATAGGTTCAAACATTGTACCCCATTTTAATGCCTTAATAGAATTATAATTAATATTATCCTTCGTAATTTTTGCCTTCTTTTTAGCAATCATATCACTTATCTTGCTGTCTTTAATTGCATCATGTAAATCACTTGCTGTCAAGCGATTCTCACGTGCCTCGAACCACTCTTTCGTCCTCTGTTTAATAATAGGCTGTTTGACAAGCTCTTTAAGTACCCTTCTGTAATTATTAATCTCGCATATTCTATTCTTAATAGCTTTCTTATCAATATTGATTGCTTCCTTATATTTTTTGTAAATATGCTCTATTTTATTGATATCCTTGATGTTATTATTAATAAAATATATCATCTCTTTATCAACTGCATTATTAACTAGATTTATATCAGTCATATTATTATATGATGATATATATTTATATAGTTTATCAAAATTATAGAGCTTTTTGAACTTCTTCCTCGCATTTTTTCTTATATTGCTTTGACTCTTTGTATTTTTTGTCAATCGCGGCATTAATTTTATTATACAGCTTCTTATTCATAAAATTAATTTCATTAGCGTCTGATATCATTTTTTTATTTTTTGTTTTCAACTCGTATAATTCATTAATTTCACCAATTTTATTATTAAGTATTACATCAAATGACGAAGAAGTATCCAAAGTAAGTCCTGAAATATCTATATCATCGGCAAGTACTGTATTGATATCCTCATCCTCAGCAAGCCCTATATCATTCATAGTATTGTTAGCAGCATCATTGATAGACATTAATAACGCTTAGAAGTTTATAATATATTATTATACAAAATCATTTTTTATATGATTTTCATTTTGCGACTGTCATATGCCCAATGGAGGAGTGTCTGTCTTAATCGCGGATATATTTTCTCACTATTGCTTCTTAATTCATTTATTTTGTTTTGTAATTGATTTTTAAATCTACCCTTTGGTCCAGCAGACTTCTTCCATCTGTTTATTTGGCGTATATCATCTTCTGTTCTGCGTCCATTATAAAAATTACAATACCATTCTATCCATCCATAAGGGTCTATATCTTCTTTTATCCAATTCTTTTCCATCCAGTATTCATAGCTAGTACCAACTTCTACTTTGTAATAATTAACATTTTTGTCATATTCTTGGTTTATTAATAAATTAACAGGAATATCTTTGAGAAACTTAAAATGCTTATGATGATTTTGATATATCTTTTTAGTTTTAGGAGATTTGATTTTTCTAAAATATGAGCCGCCCATAATACCAAGTTTAAACATCTCTTTTGGACTGATATTAGGTCTGAACTCAGGATGATCCTTGAAATATATACTCATACTCTATTATATAACATCCATTTAATATCTATAAGAAGATTTCATAATATTGAAAATCTTACAATAAAATATTCTACGCGATTCCATCTTACAGATGGGATAACTAGTAATAGCATCATCTTTCTTGCTATCAGCATCATACTTATAAGCATCAAAAATAACTGCCTCATACTTAGAATAATCATCTATATCCATAACGCTTTCTTTACTGCACTCAATTCCTTTCATTTTAACTATATACATATATATAATCATATATTTATATACAAAGCAAAAAATGGTATAGCAAATGTTGAATTATAAAAATTGATTCAAATTATATTCTGTTTATAAGCGATTAAACATAACCTCATTTTATAAGCAAATATATAATGACTACTTATAATCCTCCTCATTATAGAGATGAAAATATTTGGGAAATTATTCCAGAAAGAGAGACTGAACGACTACAAGAAAGATTATCAGGGCATTTAAGAAATATGAATATAAAAAAAACAAAAAGTGAAAGAATAGAAATTGTAAAAGAAATACTTGAAAAACAAAATAATACATGTGCATATGGAAAAAATGTATCCGGAAAATGGTGTTGGAATGAATCGAAGGTTAATTTTACAAAAAAGAAAAACGAAAAAGACAGCGAATATGTTGAATTAAAGTATATAAAGTTACAGTGGGGACATATTAAACCACGTTGCAGAAAAGAAAGTCAAGACATAAAGGATTTATGTTTATTATGCGCTCGTTGTAATAATCAAATACAAACTTCAAGACATTTGTACCAAATAGAAAATGAACTTGAAAGCAAACTTTTACACATAAAACAGCTTTTACAAGAAAGACAGGTAGGTAGTTGAAACAGAAAAGACACTATAAAATCTATAAAATGAAAAGAATAATTTGAGTACATCTCTCAACTTTTTTTGTAATTTCTAAAAAACTTTTGAAAATTTAGAAAAAACAGAAAGATGTACTCAAAATTAAAATGAAAAAAATTAGAATATCCCTGTGTCTAGGCTACTGAGGCCAGTAGATATTTTTGATTATATTTAAAAATACCTTATATTTTTAAATTTCTTGTTTATTTTGATAATATTATTATCAGATACAAAGTTGTTATTGACATATTTTTTAGAAAACTCCTTTATTAAATCTTTAAAATACTCATCATTTACCTTTGATACCTCCGAATATTTTCTTTGCTGTTCCTTTGACAATTCTACAAACTCTTTATTGCGCTGATGTATATTCCCATTTTTGTTATATATTGGTATACTCGTACTATTTAAATATTCAAGAACCAACCTATTATTAAATAATTCTGGGTTTACATTGTATTTTTTTATTAGTACTTCGGGAATATCATGATAATATCTGTATTCATATTTAGGACATACTAATTGTCTATTTTCATATTCAAAAGTATTCGACGGTATATCGTCTATAAATAAAAAACGATTATTAATTATATAATCAAGCATTTTTTCACTCTTAATAACTGGATATCTCTTACTCAATTTTTTTACAATAAATGGAAAGATATTCACAAGAGATTTCTTTGTTGTGCCATTTATAATCATTGAGTTCTCTCTTGTAAAATAAGGTTTATTTACTTTGAAGTTTAGAGCCTTGTCTACATTAGTTGCTAAAAAAGTATTTGTGTAATTATAAGTACTATTTGTATAGAAGAAAACCTCCACGTTTTTAAACTTTTTATCGCAAAAGTGTAGAAACTCATTAATATAAGGCCTCAATAAGCCATCCTTCAACTCTTTCTGCATATCAATACTATTAACGCTGATGCATTTATCATGTTTATTTTTTTTACATAAATTATATATAAACTCTAACACTTCGCGCTCTTTACTTAATTGATTTACAGTGCCTATAATTGTATTATCAATATCCAAAACTATTATAAAAGGTAATTTTGACATTTTTATAAACCCTTCTAAATAATGCACCAGTTTATTTTTTACATTGAAAAAGATTTTCCACATCCACATTTAGATTTCTTGCCATCATCTGTATTATTAAATATAAATCTCTCGTCATATTGTCCTTTATCATAATCAACAATAGTATTTGCAAGGAGTAACTCTGAGCGCGGCTCAATCAAAACAGATATATTATCATTTACCAAAATTATAGTCTTTTTTGCCGTATTTCTTACAAATGCTTGTGTTTGCGAATCTTCTTCAACCTTTGTAATATTGTATATATAACCATTGCATCCTCCACTCTTAGCAGATAGCAAAAACCTGATTTTGTCACCTCTTGCTATACTAAATAGTTTTTCCCAAGCCCTTTTTGTAATACTAATGTTCATATACTTATTTTTATATCAGACTCTCCTTATTATTTCCTATATATATTATTATACCTTATATACTGACAGTCTTTATAATTACATTAGAGTTTGCAATATCAATATATTGATAGCTGCTATTTCCAAATGCCCTCGATATCCCAGTATCTGTATAAAACAATAAATTATTAACAAACTTAATGCCATCAACAACATTATGTCCTATAAACATGTATTTGCATCCTAAACTCCTGAGCATTATTTCCATATCTTCGGAATTATCAAGATTCCTTGTCCATAATATCCCATCATCGTTCAATATAATTCTGCTAAAAATATCACTATCTTCTGTTCCACTAATGTTATTTGTAGTAACAAACTTTTTCCACAGCTTATTAACATATCCAAGGTCCTTTTTATAGATGTTTAAAATTATCAAATGCGATATCTTCAACCCAGCATGGCAAAATAACATATTGCCTATTTTTACAACAACAGGTCTATTACCTAATATAGCCGATATCTGCCTGCCTGGCTTAAAAAGTTCCCGTCTCCTCTTCTCATTATTTCCAATGCTATTATTCGAAACATAACTATAATTTCCCAGCGTATTCATAAACTCGTGGTTTCCTATTATAGATATTAATCTTCCGCCCTTAGCTATTGCCAATTTATCCAATATATTCGTAAAAGTAATCATTTCAATATCTTCAATTACTTCCCAATCAACATCGGTAGTTCTATTTAGGCTATCTATCTGGTCACCCATTTGAATAACAATAGTATTATTAGGTTCAGCAATCCACTCAATATTTTCATTAATTATTTTGGCGTCAATTAATATATTTTTGAATCTTTTAATATCACCGTGTATATCCCCAATTACAACCAATCTTTCAGGATGCGGATATTCATATACAATATCTTCAAATCCCTCATTGCTACTATCCTTGATATCCTTGATATCCTTGATATTATCTTTGCTATCCATATTTATAATAATATAATAATAATAATAGTAATAATTTATATATATATAAAAAGATTATTAATATTATTATATATAATGGCTAAAAATATAAACATATATATAATATCTACAGAAGAATTGAAGAATAGGATAACGAACATCAATAATGTCGTTGCTATCTTGAAAAATCTATGCGCTAAAAATAATATAAACTCCTTTATTAACCTTATAAGTGAACCTTCTTCAGTAACAATTGATAAAAATATTAGCACATTCAATAGTAGAGTTGATTATAGCCCTTTTAAAGATAATAATGAATATAACGAGTATATTACGATGCTTAACTCCTGTCAAATATCTAATTATGAGAAGCACAGAGAATTATATAAGATAATTAAAGATAGAGACAACGACGACCTTCATATGATTATTGAAGATGATATGTTAATTAGCAATAGTTATATAAATAATATCAACGATATGATAAACGATTTGACTAATAAGGATAATTGTGATTTGTGGGACATTCTGTTTTTATCTCTAAATACCGTAAATAATGGCGAAAACTTTGTAAACTTTCGTACCGTATATAATAAATTAATAACTAAAAGCTGCTATTTTGTTAAACCTAAAATATGTAATAAGCTTTATGAAGAAAGCTCAACATTTAAATTACAAATAAAGTACTTTATTTCTAAATACATAGAGGATAACAAAGAGCTTAATGTATATTTTTATAATAAAAATACATTGATTGAAGGCACAAAAATAGGCATATATCCTTCATCGGTCAATTCAGTAAATTATCTATATTTTAACAACGAATATATCGGGCTTCTTAAAATATACAATAAAGATATAATAACAGAAGATGATATCAAAGTTGCTTGTGAACTCTATAAGATAGTTGAAAATATAAACTCCTCTGATATAATAAATGTCATGGGAATGATATATAATAAAAAAAGGGATTACAAAGAGGCTAAAAAATATTTTATCCAAGCGTTGGAAGTTCATAAAAAAAATTACGGATATCTGCAAAAAAATAGTAATATTTTAAATAACTGTATAAATATATTCCAACATGATCAGGATATGCTTGAAGAATGTTTGAAAGTTAAACCAAAATATTAATGCTAACGGCTGCTACGGCTGCTAACTGGACTTATGCAGAAGTTTGGGATTCTAACGAAGATACTTTGGATTCCAACGAAGATACTTTGGATTCTAATGCAGATACTTTGGATATAAGGGAATCTAATTTGCTATTTAATTTGTCCATCTGGCTGTTAAGTTTCTCCATCTTTTCTACTTTTGCATTTAAAGCTACAAAATCAGTCAAGGGAACATAGGGGGAAAGAAGAGTAGGAACTTCTGCTATTTTTGCAGACAATTCACTGTCAACTATTTGAAGTGCATTAACCTTATCGGACAACTCATTAAACTCTTTTAATTGAGTCAAATCTATTACCTTATCTTCGTGAACACATGTAGTATCGCCAGAGCCACCCGATATAAAAGAAGTTGCATCTACTACGCTTGATACGCTTGCCGCTGCTTGGGCATTTTTGACCTCTTGAATGACAGCTTCTAAATATTGTATTTTGGAATATAAACCAACAATTGACATATTATAATATACTATTATATTATAATATTTTATTTTTATCAATTTAATTTTATTATTAAAAAATGATTATATTATTTAAATATAAGAAGATATTAAATATAAGATGATTATACCTATTAGATGCTTTACATGCGGAAGAGTAATGGCGGATATCGCGGACTTCTATGAATCCGAAAAAGAAAAACTCAAGGATGCTAATGATAAAGCAGATAAAAAGGAAGTAGATAAAATATATAAGAACTTTGAAAAAATACACACAGGGGAAATTTTGAATAAACTAGGATTGAAGCGTTATTGTTGTAGAAGAAACTTGATTGCCAATATAGATATGATGGATGTTATATAATTTGCTTAAAATATCTTATATACTGATAAAGAAGGTATATAAAACTATGGAAAAAGCAAAAAGTAAACCCGAAAAAAAAGATGAAAAAGAAAATATTTACAACAATCTTGAAAAATATATAGAATCAAACATAGAGAAAAAATTGAACAGTCTTATGGAAACATTACCTGAAAAATTACCAAAAGAACCGATAGTTTCGGGATATCACAATTTGACAATATTGCAACTTTATAAAAATACGCTCAATACACTAATAGATATAATTAATGATATTACGGAAGCTTATGGAAAATACGATTATTTAGATACTAATAATTATATCTATATAATCATAGGTATATTAATGAAAGACGGTAGAAAATTGTATGTAGGAATAATATTTGTATTTTTGTCTTTTATTATCTATTTTATAGACGGAGCTTCTATATAATAAAATTATAATTAATGTTTAAAAAGAAGGTTTGAAATTATTAAATAATGGATATTATAAATAATTATTATACGGCTACTATATTATTAGCCCTAATTTTTTTTATAATAAGTAAATACAATGCATCAGTCCTGTTGTCAATTATGATTATAATTATAATGTATTATTATATTGATAGTAATATTAAGAAAAATCAGGGTGAAAGAAATAGTGCAGAAACCAAGATAATTGATAAAATAGACAAGGATATAGACGATATAAAAGAGATGAATACTAACAATTTTTATATTAATATAAATAGCGGGAATATAAAGTTTTTAGTTAAAAACAAAGAGTTCATAGATATCATCAAAAACCTCCGATTTATTAAGAAGTTCGATAAGACACGCTATAATAATTTAATAATTTTAATGAACAAATTAATGAAAATCTATATATACATATTAGCTGATAGATATGATGCTTATGTTTATACCCCGATATTTAATGATATTAAAAATGATATTTTCGAAATATTATATTCACTTGTATTTGTAGTTCCAGAAAGATTTAAACATATCTACGGTTTTAATCCTATAAAAGAGATAGAAAAATCTATTAATAATTTTAGAAATAGAGTTGCTAATATGCTAATCGTTATCGAAAATTATGGAAAATTGGGCAAAGATAAAAAATATTTAGATATACACAAATATTCTCCTTATGAAAAAAATAAAGAGAGTTATCTTCCTTAAATAAAGATATCGTCTTACCTATATATCCATTAATTGTTCGCTAAAATTGACGGATTTAAACGGTTTGTATTCAAAATTCAGATTTGAGACATTCATTATATTTTCCATAAAAGACCCATAGCCACCATTCATTTTCTTGCCTTTCTTCTTTTTATCAAACTGTTTGTATTTCGCATATAAAACTGGAATAATTACAATAATTTCTTTATAATAAACATTGAGCTTTTTCTTACCTTTATTGCATGTAAAGCATCCGCCCTTCATACAACTATTACAAACACTATTGTCTCCCTTAGTCATTTTTTTATAACCTCCTCTACTATTAATATATAAATAATCTACGTCCCCTACGTTATCTAATTCCTGACTGCTAGATTTATCTTGCAATACCACTGAATTGGCTCTGTTAGACAAAGTAGCTACTAAATCATCGCATGCTCTACCTGATATCAATTTATTAACTTCGGTATTTATATCAATATTTTTCAACGGAATAATAGCAGACAATAAATCATTACAATTACCGCCCTTTTTTTTTGACTTCATTATTTATATATAAATATTATATATATTTAATAATATAAAAATATATAATATGATTATTGAATATAGCATTAATAACATTAGAGAAATATATGATAATAATTTATATAACGAGGATATGGAAATAATGGAGACACTCGTTTCCAACAAAATAGACGACCACTATATAAATAGCCCGATTATTCACATATTCCCTATTACATTTTCTGTATCAATAACACTATTATTGGCAGCTTATTTACTAGTACGATAAAATATCCTATTCTTTTTTTAATTTATTTTTATTAAGAAGTATATACATAATTATATAATGTCTGATAGTATTACTCCATTTGGTACTACTCGTTCAGTTTTCTCATTGGCAACCAACGATTTGGAAATAAATGGAGATATTATAGCCAGTAAGTTCGTAGGCTCGGGGGATAAACTTACGAATATTACAATAAAAAGTATTAACGAAAGTACATTCAATAATAATTATGTACTCGATCAAACGTTGGGGGGAACAGGGAATAGAACATTTATTGATAAAGGAATATTATTTAACAATGAAACTTATAGAACATTAGAAAGTACAGAGAACTTTATATGGGATAATGTAGAAAATGCACTATTTATAAATAACAAAGATATTATCAAAGATTATTCTAACTATATTTTGGAAACTTCCGAAGTAATAACAAGCAATATAGAAAGTACTTCTAACAATGTAATATCTCAAATAATTAATTATATTGAAAATGATATTCGTGTATATAATGTTAATGGAATCCCTAAAACATCTACATCAAATTATGGTCTTGTGAAGGTAGGCGAAGGACTTTTCGTAGATGATAATGGTGTTATAACAATCAAACCGCAAGATATAGTTATTCAAAGACCAGATGTAGAACCAGAATTGACTCCAAATAATATACCTGATACGAATTACGAGAGATTCGTTTTTAAATATGACCCTGACCGTGGCACAACATTTGATAATAATATAGGTGGTTCGCGCAATACTGTTCTTCCATATTGGTTTAATTTTGATAGTAGAAAGATAAACGATGGCTCTAATATACAAAGTACTGGTTCAATTCAAACAAATGCTCTTACTATAAATAATAATACAGATGTATTGATTAAAATAGCAGAAGAGCAAAAATACGAATATACACCGCTTAATAATAACTATTTATATTTTAATGGTACTGAAAATTCATATGCTTATTTTGACAGTTCAATAGATTTTTATGATATTTTTAACAATGTTAAGGCTATCGGAGGAAGTTTGATGGGAATTACTTTTTCATTCTGGTTTAAAATTGAAGAAAAAGTACCTCTAAAATGCTCTCTAATATTTTTAAGTAGTATTACTAATTCCTACTTATTAGAAATTGACATTATATTAGATAAGCCTTCTGACGAATATAATAAATTATCATTGAGAATATTCAATCTCAGCGAGTTCAAACATATATTAAGTACAAATATAGAGCTTTATAAATGGTACCATTTAGTATGGACAATAGGAGGCAATGGTATATGGAGTATACATTTGAATAATGTTAAAGAGACTAATATAATATATAATCCACGCGCAGTTATTGAATCAAGTAGTAAATATGTTTTTAAAAATATAGGGCGTTCTAAAACTTCTCAAACATCTTTTAAGTTTTCATTATCAGACCTAAGAATATATAACAGAGTATTGACAGAAGTTGAAATTACCGAGCTATATTGCGCAAATATTTATACAGAATATAACCTTAAATTCAATGATCCCAATTATACTAAATGCGATATTTTACTAATAGGCGGAGGAGGCGGGGGTACAAATGAAGGCGGCGGCGGTGCAGGAGAACTCGTATATATTGATAATGCTACTATTGACCAAAAAACCGTGAATGTCAAAGTAGGCAGAGGTGGAGCTGGTAAAGTAATTAAAAATATCAATAATGTCGATGTAATAGTTCAAGAAAACACGAAGGGTGTTAATACAGTTTTTGGATTATTAAATATAAACGGTGGTGGCTCTTATAATATCAATTTAGGAACAGGCGGTAGCGGTTCAGGGAATGGCGGGCTAAGTCAATTAACTACAAACTTCAATAACTTTATAACCGCAGCAGGTATGTATCACAAAGGCAATGTTGGATATATATTGAATGGCGGCGGAGGCGGTAGTCATAGTGCTGGTCAGGAAATTAACGGTGGCACAGGGCTTAATGCAATTAAAGATGGTGCAACCGATTTATTTAATTTTAAAACTATTTTTTCATTATCAAATGATAACAAAGAAGGCTATTATGATGAGATTTCCGGTTCTAACTATTTTGCGGCTGGCGGTGCAACTATTATAGATAATGCATTGGGTGGAATTGGTGGTGGTGGAGGAGGGAGCTACTCTTATAATCAAAACACTATATATAATGGTTTAGATAATACAGGTTCTGGCGGAGGAGGTTATTTTAATCATGGTTTTTCCGGGGGAAGCGGTATAATTGTTTTAAGATTTTTAAACAAAGAAATATTGAATACAGGTATTAAAAACGATATTATACAAACATGCAACTATATTATATCTCTAAATAATTCTATTACATCAAAAGTTAATAATTTAAATACTGATAATATAGCTGAATATGTTGATAATAATAATAAGTTCATCGTTAATAATGTATATAATAACGATTTATTACTTAATGGAACTCTGACAGTAGCATCTGATTTATTAGTTTTAGGAAATACTACAACATTACAATCTGACATGTATATTACGGAAAAAATAGAAATTACTAACTATGATAGTGATGCTGCTTTGAGAATAAATCAAATTGGTGGCAATATTGGCGATAGAAGAGAAGTCATGACTGTATTATACAATTTTAATAAGTTACTAACAGTAATTAATAATGGATGTGTGGGTATTGGAACTGTTCCTCATACAGATGGTAACAATTTATTAGAAGTTAAGGGAAATATTAACATTGTTACAAATTACGAAAATAATCACAAATATACCATAAATAATCGAGATATTATTGGCGAAACATCAAACTATGTCTTAGCAGTCAGCAATTATCTTAACACTGACTATGACAGAATCTTTGATAACACTACGAATTATCTCTTAGCAACAAGCAATGTTATCAAGACCGACTATGATACCAAGTTTGCTAATACCACCAACTATATCTTAGCAGTCAGCAATTATCTTAATACCGACTATGACAGAATCTTTGATAACACTACGAATTATCTCTTAGCAACAAGCAATGTTATCAAGACCGACTATGATACCAAGTTTGCTAATACCACCAACTATATCTTAGCTGTCAGCAATTATCTTAACACTGACTATGACAGAATCTTTGATAACACTACAAATTATCTCTTAGCAACAAGCAATGTTATCAAGACCGACTATGATACCAAGTTTGCTAATACCACCAACTATATCTTAGCTGTCAGCAATTATCTTAACACTGACTATGACA